TCGTGAGTCTGCATTCTTTTTATTATCAGGCATATCCCCAATTCTATTTATCTAACACGTAAAAACTTTTATCAGCCGATTCACTTTCGCCGTTTTCACCTTCTTCTTCTTCTTCGCCTTATACGATTGAACACGGTTATTTATTGTGTTCAGCGCAGACTGAATAGCATTCTTCGTATTTCCCCCAAGCTGCGGCCCCTTATGTGTCCCCACATCCACCAGAATCAACGAAAGATCATCTCCATCGTAATTCTTGGGCGCATTTCCAGAAGATTCCTTCACATGAGCCCCCACAACTGCCTTTGCCGTCGCTGGTAAATCATACGCGTTTGCGGTAAGAGCCTTGAATATATCTGCTGCCACGAGAGGCAACGCCTTCAAAACAGTCGTATCCGTTTCCACAAGTCCATCCGACATAATCGCCAATATACCATGTTCAGGTCGCTCCATGACGAGAATATCTGGGTGGGCTGTCACTTTCATTTTTGTCCAATCAGCGTCAAAGGGCGGCTTCTTTATATCGGGGAATTTGATACTGAAATCTCCAAATGCCCGAGATACCATGAGTCCATCAATGCGAGGTACTCCCATATCATCGATTTCCACCTTTCCACCGGCGAGTTGAATTCGCGCAGATTCTTCGGCAAGTGTTGGTTCATGCTTTCCCATTTCCCCGCCCGGAAGAATTATTCCAGATGCAGGATTCATAACGAAACAAGGAGAATCCCCGATATAGGCTACAATCACATGCGTCGCGGTAACAAGGGCTACGGTAGCGGTAGATCCAGAATCTCCCGTCTTTGTAATATTTCGAGCCAACTCTTTATCATGCTCAATAAATACTTGTTTAAAGATTTTTTTTAACTTTTCAATATTTGTCAAAGCATCCGGAGACTCTTTTAAAGCATTCTGGATACGTTGCGGGAGAACTTCCACAGTATAGCGCGAAACTCCGGAACCCGAGTGACCATCAAACACTGCGAATAAATCACACTGTTCCATGAGATTCTTGAAGCACATCCGGTCTTCGGTAGAAGGAGGGCTCCTTCCTCGACCGTTGAACTGTGCCGTTCCGTATAACATCCTATATAAGGCAACGAGCTACAACGAACGCGTAAAGCCGCGCGCGCAGGCTACATGAAACTTCTAAAACGTTTTACATGAATGGATTCATTGGCAATGATTTTGTTCCGGCACGGCTCAAATGCTGCGGTTGTGCGAGTGGAACTGGCATATGGCTGATATCGTTGAGGTAATAATAATAGTGATCCACAGCTGAAAGAATATGGGGCACCGACCAATCAACGACTTTCTGATTTAAATCATCTACTTGCGCCTTGATATCACTCGGTATATTCCGGGCATACTGGTAATATATTGCGCGCATAATGATTTTCAATTCATCTGTGGATTGGTCATCAATAACATACTTCTTCGATTGACTCCGGTCAAAAACACCCTTTCGAATAAGTTGTTGCAGGCGTTTCACGTTTTCTACCGAAAAGAAGGAAGTGCTTATGGGCGTAACTTCCCAGTTTCCCCGGAGCATATCCGTCTGAAAGTCAGCCTCCACTCCCGTTTCCGGTGAAAATCCGGGAAGGCTGGCATTCCGATCTGAAAAATCTGTTGCCCCAAATGCCACGCGTCCATTTTGTCCGGCGGGGGCATTGGCTGTCATTGGTAGAATAAAGTCCGGCGGAGCGTTTCTGGTATCTGCCATCTTCTCTATTACCGCGGGATATGAAAACCAGAAGAAACTACCGGCATCAAGAGTTATTCCAAATTCTTTTCTAACTCCGGGATATACAAATGACCTCTGTGAACAGTTTTACCAAGGTGAACAATGCGGATACTGGGTATTTCATCAACGTGGGGTCTCTCTACGGCCAGGTGTATGGGTTGACCACTGTCAATGGTGGGCCTACTCTGTCCACGGCTACGTGGTCTTACTGGCTGAGCAGCCCTCAGACCCTCTCCTCCCTCATCAACAGTGGCCGAGCAGTCCTCAAGGACATGGGTAAGACTGTAGTGTCTTCTCTGCGCACCTTCCGCAAGGTGCAACTTGTGACTAACTCCACCATCAGCACCTTTGGGGTGGGTGGTCGTGCAGTCGCCGTGGGTGATGACTACTACACCGGCTACATTGAGCTTGGCTTTGAGGGCAATGGCAACCCTGCCCCTGTCGCCCAGTTCGGCCGATAAACAGGCCGTTAATATCTACGGTACTATCATTCTACAAACTGCTATTCTTAGATGCGTTACGTCGCTAAGAATATCGGTCCTATCGATAGAGATGGACTATTTGTTCTGGGCATACGTGTTCTTTTCCTGTATTATTATATCAGGTTCAACCTATTATTATTATTCGCTCAACCAACAGATTTCTTCCGGTATTGTTTTCATAGGCTTCATTTTTATTTCTGTGTTTTTCAGTCTCCGTTGGTTTTCGAATACAGGTCTACAACTCAGGCCTCCAACAGGTAACTGGCCTCCACTTATAAACTACTGTCCCGACTTTTTGACACTCTATACTGTAAATAATGAACAAGTATGTATTGATACCGTGGGTGTAGCAGAAACGGGAGGAATCTCAAAATGGTCAGATCCCACACAACAAGATGAAAAATATCTTTTTCATCTATTTACAAACCTGACAGGATCTACTAGGTGCAAAGCCATCTGCCAACAGGCAAAAGATAAAAAGGTGAAGTGGGAGGGTATATGGGACGGTAGTGTATGTTCGCAAACAGTTCCACCCCTCCCTGGCACAACCCCCTAAAGGATACATATCATCACGTATAGTGAGGATGATACAGAAAGATACTGTATGCCTTCATCCATTCATTGAGAAACAACTTCATGAATGGATGATAACACGAAAACAGCCAGCTGTTCTTCTTCTTGGTGCACCTGGGATTGGAAAAACAACTATTGCGCATAGGGTTTTTCGCGCAGCTGGTCTAAAAACCGTCGAATTTAATGCAAGTCATACACGGTCTGGGACTTCCTTTCGAAAGACTATATTGCCCCTCTTACGAGAAGGAGGTATTGTTCAAATGATAGAATCTGGTAGAAAAGGAGGTATTGGTGTTTTATTAGACGAGATTGATGGACTTAGTAATGGAGAACGAGGGGGGCTCAATGAGCTACATGCATATTTAAAATCAAAAGAAGTAAAGGATGGGCGCCCTCTAATTCTCATTAGTAATTCACTTGATACACGAACATTACAACAAATTGCCAAAGTATGTTTAACCTTTAAAATAGACCCTGTTGCGAAAGATACATTACGTGAATGGCTTGGTAAAGATCCTCCAGAATCTTATAATGGAGATCTCCGTTCTCTCCAACGACAAATACAAGGCCTCGAACTTACAGAACAATCCTATAATATTCCTGAGGGTGTTATGCCAGTCGCATGGTGGACATTGTGGGGTGATTGGGATCCTCTTCTCGATTTTGATATAGAAAATAACGAGGGAAATCTTGCAAGCCTTATCAGTCTTGAAAATATTCCTGAACGCATTGAAGCCGCAAAAGGGGATACACCTGAAGCATGGAATATGTATTTGAGCTTATTTCATGCATATAAGGTTTCTGACCAGGGCGATTTCTGGGCTTTTTTTTATCAGTGCTGGACTATTTTACCCTTATCTCTGAAACTGAAACTAAAAATAATAAGTCTTCGTTTAGCACAAGAAGCTATTCTACCCGAAGGGACAACACCCATAACGACAGATGATTTTCGTTATACTCCTGTTTTAACAAAACAATCTGCTATGTTTAATGCATGGAAACTATTATGCGAAGTAGCAGAAAAACATGCAGTCCCAGTTCGCCTTGCGCCCATGTATGCATTCGCAGATATTCAAAATGGATCTCTGCGACCTGATAAAATACGACGATATGAGGCCATTAGCCTAGAACACCTCGAAAAGAAAATAAAGGGTATGTAAGTCTATCAAATCTAATACATTTTAGCTTGTGTGAATGTGGTCATATCCGTATCGGTGTCGTCTTCATTATACAATTTTATTTTTTTATCATTATCAGGATCTAATACCAACATCTTTTTCACGGAAACATATTTTGCATCGGCTTCTAAAACTTTTGCAGGAGGTGTTCCCTTTTTAATAAGAACAATGAATCGCTCCAGCTCAGGGCTAATATCCTTCACTTCATAGCCTGTATCCGTGCCGCTGGATGATTCATAACATGGGTATAATACGCGCGAACCTTCTTCCGTTGTGCCACCATAGAAGTATCCTGCATGAAGGCCAAACTGAATAATGTCTTCCTTTTTCCTTGCTTGTGCAACTGCTCCACCCCTATCCGCTGTTGCGGGAATAGATGTCTTATACATACCATTCTCATTCCGCTTTGGCTGCTTTGGATTATAATCTAGATGATAACAATAATCTAACGCCATATGTTTATTATCAAAGATCCTATAACGGATGATTTTATGATCACGTTTCTCTGTATTTTGTATATTTGAAGGGTCTGCAAATGTTGCCTTCGAACGAACTGTTCGTCCATTTTGTATGTGCAGATTTCTGGAACGATATTGTTCAATAGCATCAAAATTGCCACCGGATTCAATCCATAAAAGGTATTCATTTATGAGTTCAGTATCACAGAATATATGAGGCGCATTTGTTCCAGAACGTTTATCATTCCCACAAAGACGTCCAGCCAGACCTTGTGCTGTAACATTTGTATCTTTATTTTTTACAATAGGATCATGCACCATTCCTACAAATGTATCAATAAGTCGCTTTCCCGCTCTCCAGAATTCTTTAATAAGAAGAAATGTATGTTGCTTAGGCTCGATTGTCATATGATAGTCAATATCACCGATACGTTCCGATGCGGAATGAAGCATGGATGTCCATCCCTCCTTTGCACATATTTTCTGAAATGTATCTTCAAATGCATTATTACGCGATTTAGCGGGGAGGCGAATAACATGCCATAAAGGTCTTGTAAATGTTTTTTTCACAAAAGAAACCATGGAATGAATATCTTCTTCTTTTGTAAAGTCGAAGGATGTATGAAGGCGTTTATCTCGAATCATAGTTGTGAATCCAACATATTTATCTGAAGGATTTAGAATAACAACTGAATGATTCTCTACCCCCCATTTTTGTGTATCACGTAATGTTGCGCCAGGAGTAGCACTTACTTCTAATATCTTAATATTTCGTTCACGTAGAACTTTTAAATCTAATAGACCAATATCCTTCAACATTTTAGATATTTGCTGATCCTTTCCAACCGCCACATGACATTCATCCATTATAATAAGTGAGTTACGTGCATTAGTAAGATTCGTATAAAATCCGTCTTCGCGGTCAGGCGTATTCAGTTTTCCACGATGATACACGCGTGATTGGAATGCTTCTAACATATCCTTTTTAGTCTGTTTTTGCCAATCAGTGTCACTCATACCTGTTATAATAAAGATGTTACGAGGATCAATAATCTTATCATCCGACGGATGCACACAGGCTCTATATGCAACTTCTAAGAAAGTCCCCGTTTTTCCTACCTGCGGTAGAGCAATAAGACTCACCGCAACTACATTTTTTTCAAATAGTTCATGAATTATCATTGCTGCAGCTTCTGATTGATTTGGATATACCATTTCAGAATCATCACCCCTGGATGATTTTATGGCATGCTGTTTTGCCAAATAAGCATGATGCATAAACTCTCTTTGATGAAATAATTGTTTTTCTCGCGCAGCCATTCTATAGAAATGTAGTATGTTGGATTTAAACTTCAATTTTAAGTTTCTTATATATACACCATAAATCCTTGCAAAATGTAATGATTTATTGTATATCTGCAAAATATATTAGTTTACATTTGGCATTTCATCCGAATGCAATAGCCGAATAAAATGTAGCGGCTCCGTTCGACCCATTCTATATGCCCTTCCTAATATCTGCTTCTCCTCCTCGTGTGTCATCGCATGCAGAAGAACCACATGTGTAGCCGCTGTTATATTCAACCCCGAACCCGCATAATGTGAGTTCAATAGAAGACAACGCAAATCCCCCTTTTGAAATGCGCGAAGTGTCGACGCAATCGCATCCTTGTTCCCCTTGAGCTGTTTTACTGTCACACCCACGCTCTCAATATTTGACTCTAGTTGCGTAAAAGGATTATCATATCTACTAAATACTAAAAAACGCCCTTCTAGGTTATCACGGAATAAACGCATCAGTGCCTCAGGCTTCTTCTCAAGTCCATTTTCTACACTCACTTCATTCCTCGAATCTACTATGACTGTTGTTTCCTTATCCGTTACAACTTTTATTAAGTCCTTCACATTGATATTTGCGCGACACAACGGGCATGTTTGATTACGTGTATAACACATCAAGATACATTCACCACAAAAAATACGAGAACAACATGGTGTTACTGTAGCCTCCCTTGGCTCTTCATAACATATAGGACATATTTCTTCCTTGAACCCTTGAATACGATCCTGAATACTTTTAATCGCATCCTCCTTCTCCTTTATTTTGGTCAATAAAGCACTCAGCGCCGCCTCCTTTGCTTGCAGGGTCGAATAAATCAAAGATGCCTTGAAATCATATGTTGCTTTTAATCGTATTAACTCTTTTTGCAAGTTATTGGTAACGGCTTCAATCAAACTTGTCGTATCTTCCACTTTCACTCCTAATGCATTCATAGCCCCTACAACATCTCCTCCATGAAGCAGCTGTTGTATTTCACCTGTGATTGCGTGTGATACAATACGTTGCGTTAACGGAATTCTACATAGAATATTTGTTCTATGTAATGAGGGTAATGAAATAGACTCCTGAATAAAGGAATCACTACATCGAAGGACAAGATTTCCACGTAATATATGATTTGCATTAATAGTATCCCGAAAAAAGTTATATGATGTCATATTAAACCGCATATAATCATATGGACGTGTAGAACGATAAATTTCATCAAAATGTGGTTTTAAATATGGATAAGGAGCGTCATCCCTAAAAATATTTTGTAGAAGAACTGTTTTTTGTAGATATACCGTATCATTTGGAAACATAATATTGGACCAAGATGCTGTTATAAACCATGTAAAACGTGCAGTAGGTTTCGAATAACCATTTACTAAATGAATCGTATCCGCCTCATCAATAAATACCCGCTTCCAACGCACTTCATTCATTTCTTGCCATCTACTAAACTCCTTATAAAGAGTATTACTTATAAGGACTACATCTGCTGCCATTATATCAACCTTAAACGTCTCCTTCTGTAAACATGATTTTTTATCTAATAAAACTGCCTTCAAGTTCGTCTGCTTTTTTATATAATCGGCCCACTGCCTATAAAGGGTGTGAGGGACAATAATCAGACATCCTGCTTCGCTGAGATCTGTAAATATATTCTGCGTTGTGCTAAATACATTAATGCTACTATTAGTTCCAAGTATAATCGATTCTCTAAGGGGTGGTATACTAGGTATACGTGCAATATGTCCAAGAACCATTAAAGACTTGCCAACTCCCACAGAATCTCCAAGAATACCATAGGACGAATATAATCTCTCACCTGAGCAATCAAGGCCTCCAAGAAGCTGCTTCTCCTTTGTCTCCATTGCATATAGCATAGCCCGTTGATGTGTTCGAAGTGCTACTTTAAATGTTCCTTCAGGAACATCGCACTCTGTTGCATCTGATTCTAAAGAATTTTTATACACATCCGCCATTATACTAAAAATACGTCTACCATAATGATGACTACTATACACACTCATTCTGTTACAACGTATCTGTAAAAGCCTTAAACCCATATCGAAAGCAAGTGCCACCCTTTAAGAGGGGTGGCGCACAATCTTAAGCATTCTTAAAAAAATCACGGATAGAAATATCTTTTATAAAATCTTTCAGTTTCATATTCGTTTTTTTAATATATTGATTCTCTTTCTCTCGCATCTTTCGTTTATCATATGTATTTTCCGAATGACTCATAACTAGCATAACCTTAAAAGGATTTAACTGGACCATTGGATATTTATAATCATCTAAAAAGGATCGTTCCTCCGCATGCGTTACTGTCTCATCATATGTATGTGTATTTGCATAGGATCGTCGCCATGCCATTGTTCCATTTGTAGCATGATTTTTATTATATGGGCCAAGTTTATATATTGCTTCAATATCTGAATAATACATATATACTTCGGATGTTCCTGCTAGATTAATTGTAGGATTTTGTCGAAATGCAGTAACTACCGTTGATACTCTATCAGGTGGATAATAATCATCATCATCCATTGCTATAATAATATCACCACACGATTCCTTGTTGAGACGATTCCTCTTAGCCCCTATTGTTTGTTTTTCCGCATTATATATATATTTTAAATTCGGTATGGATAGATTTTGAAATAAATCTCCCACAGGATCTGACCCATCATCTAAGATAATCCATTCCATTCGATGTGCGGGATATGTTTGCGTTTTATACATTTTAATAATTTGTAGAATGAATTTTCTACGATTATATGTGGGTGTAATCACCGAAACAAACGGATATGTTGCCGCTTCTTGTGGTGATTTTGCAGGTGGCTGTGCCATTACTATTTTAAAAACGAGCCAAACGTTAAGGCTCCTTTTCCTAATACTTTCGAAACTCCATAATATAAAGATACAATACTGAGCAATACTATTTCAACAATTGTTATTTTATGCAATGTATTCTGACTTGATGTCTGTTCCGGTGTCACTGCAATAGGATTTACAATTCTATATCCAAAAAGTCTCTGAGAAATTGTTAAACTATCTGCACCCCCCTTTTGAGGAGGTAATATACCTGTAACACTTTTTAGAATATTATTTGAATCTTTTTGAACAGTTGTTAAGATATTCGCAACATCCGTTTTAACACTTGTTGTATTCACAAGAGTTTTTATAGCAGAGGGTGCAATGGCCACTGTAGGCACAATACGTGGATCTATAGAATAGAGGGGGATGAGTCCAGAGACCCAATAGGGTTTATAATACATTCCATAAAAAAGAGAAAGTGGAAAAAAAGCGGCTCCATATATAAAATAGAATAGTTTAATCCCCCAAAAATAATCTTCCGCATATGCATTTGACATTATAATTCCACCAAAAAGAAATCCAAAGAAAAGACTTATTATGAGTAATCCACGCATCATAATATTTAGAATGCGAACACGAAACCGTGCCCAGTTAAACACTTTATTATCATCATTCTCATTTTGTTCGTCAAGTCTCGCAAGTGTATCTTTTAAACTTTCAAAACTTTTTCCTTGAAGAGATGGATCCTTCGCAGCCTCCAGAGATTCAGATACATCATTTAAAAGCTTCTCATACTCCTTTTTTATTTCTTTATGCTCGACGCCTTTCAAGCGCGCTGTAACCGTATCTTTTAGCGAGTTTAAATCCGATATACGTTGTTTTTGTACAGCAGCTTCTTGCTCCTTTAAAGTAACCGCCAAACGATTTTCAATATCTCCAAACTTTGTAGCAGTGGCTGCAGCCCCCAAGTTTGCCGTCTGCAAGTTAGTTATTTCATTTGCAAGTTCATCTAGTTTATCTATATACGTTCGAGGAAGCCTCTCCGCAACTGCTGTATCAATAGCCTTATTAATGCGCTCTAATGTAGATTGCGTCATATTTCGCACATTCATCATATTTGTAACCTCATCCATTACATTTTTATAGGCCGCCGGGTCTGGAATAGATGATGTAACACCTAAGGAAGATAACAACGTTGCCATACTACACCTAGATTCCAAATTATAGAGCATATTTGAGCCCCCCCATTCCTGATACGACTTCGAACCAGTTAATATTATCCACGTAAATATTTATATCATATGTGTATGTTGTATTTGCAGGTAGAGGAAATACATCCAAATCCACTTGAAAGTTACGAATACGACTTGAATTTATAGATCCTGAAGCTTGTATAGGGGATTGAGCAAGTTGAAACGAATAAAGCGGAAGTCCTTCCTGTCCAATCCCCCTTGCATATCTATATGTGGAAATACCTGTAAAATAATCAACGTTTTTTGGCTCCTGTATTTCATTCCCATCACATAAAATGCGAATGTTACGAATAATATCTTGCTGAGAGTTCGGGATAAAAAGACCCGATGTAGAAGATTGTTGGAGAAAATTCAAAATATTCGGTGTAGGCAAATAGGGTGCATATGGATATGTATACCAGTTTGTATAGTTTGCAAAATCATTGCGTGCAGCTGCATCTGAACGATGTTGAATAAATATAATACGTGTTATCGGATTATGTGTTTGTATATCAAGCACTTGACGTGTATATTGTCCTGGAAATGGATATAAAGTAACTTGTGGAATCATATAACTCAGTGGGCGTGTAGCAAAGATTTGCTGTTCCTCTTTCGGAAGATATATGAATGTCGCCTGTAATATAGGATTTATAAACCAAGTATTCAATGCCGGGATAGCAGCATTGATGTCCGTAAGAAAGTTTCGTATTTGGGCTGAATTATTGTTCGATACAGAATAGTTAGGCGTATTATTATTTATTTGTTCAAGCGTAGCATTCATTATAAAGTTTGGATTCACACGATATCCAGATGCATCATTTACAGTATAAAGTTGTGAAATGGGGTTTAATGTAAGGCGTATTTCACATTCATGAAGTTGTAGACCGATAAGGGGAACAGCTTGTGAAGGAGCTTCCGTAAACCAGAAAGAAAGGGGAATATGAATATTACGTCCCATGATGGAAGGGCGATTTACCTGAGTCGCTGTAGTTGGATTTGCAATAACGCTCGGGTATCCTATATGCTTAGTACCACCTGCATATGCACTTGATGCAGGGTCTGTAAGCTCCGGAGTATCACCCACCAGATATTTCCATTTATAAAAGGTATCTTGATCTAGATCAAGTAGAGCACGACTTAATAGATAGGCACCGTCAAACTCTTGAATCTTTTGACCTCCCACATAAAATCCTGCATTTTGAATGATAGATGCGCCTAAATAACGAACCCACTGAAACTCCCATTGAGATACACGACCTGGTGGAGATTCAGGTGTAAGATATTTACTATAAATATCGGGTATCGTAAATGTAAAAATCATATCAGATAATAAATCGCCATATCGAGGTATTTTTGCCCGGAGTTGTGTGGGCTGATCAAAAGAAAGTTCATTCGGCCCTTCTAAAGGTATTGTTATACTTTCCATTGCAAAATGGGAATACCGTTTAAATGCCTTATAAAAGTAGGTCATTTGGGGATTACCACTTAAAAGTACATTTTGCGCACCATATGCAACTAAAGCTAATAATCCACCGCCGGCCATAGTCTCTTCTGAATCCTTACTGGAATAGAAGAGATTATGCTTAAGCGCTTTTTGAAGATTCAGATATTTATACACTATTTGCCCACCAATCATCCGCCATATAGGGAGGGGCATCCATTTGTTTTACTTTTACAGTAGAAGAGGGTCCCGCTGACATTATAGCTTGAATCTCATTCATAGAAAGGGCATACCGGGCATATGTAAGATTAGAAATATAGCCTTTAAAAGAACCTTCAATCTGGAAATCTTCTCCATTCAAGGAAGGTATTCCTGATCCACGAAGGCTATTTGAGTTAATTGTTGAAAAAAGGACAAGATTCTGAAAGTTCTGATAAGGCAGCGTATCCTTAAAAGATATACGATTCGCCAGATTTCCATTTATAAAAATATCAAGACCCCCCTTATAGCTATTCAACACTAAGTGAAACCATTTTTGTACAGGAATATTCTTAACATCTGCATATGTAAATGGATTTTTATAGGTATTCATGACTACGCGCAACGTATTTGTATCAGAATGGAAGAATACACCAGGACCCATTAAAGGCCAAGGCATCGCATACCCCTTATGAAAGACGTGCTTGAAGGTAGAAGAACCAGAAAACGTAGCTGGATCTGCATAAATAAATACAGAGTATCCAAACTCAATTCCTGTGCGTTCATTTATAGAAAATCCAATTGGTTTTGCATCACTATATTTCGAAGCATCTTGTTGAATCGTAATTGTTGCGTCACTCGAGTTCGCAGTATAATCGACAAGCGTATAAAAACGATTACGCGCATCGAGTGTTGTTTTATATAACATTTCAAATACAATAGCGATAATTAAAATTATTCCAACTAGCATAAGAGTATTCACAATCTGGCCGGAAGAACTTATAGGATCGGTTGATCCACTTGAAGGTGTTGGTGGTGCATATATGCTCTGCATCTTCTAGTTAAGAGGAACCTTTGAAAAGTGAAATAAACCAAGAAAAAATGTCTGTGACACTGAGTCCATTAGGTCCTGACATATATGCCCTGTAAATTTCATCTGGATTCATTGCATAGTTTGCAACGGCTGTATATCCAGTATACCCATCAAATCCTCCAAAATCCGTAATATTTACATTAACCCCCGTAGGATCCACCCTAAAATATGATGATGCCATACATGAGCGACGAAGTTTACCATCCAAATAGACATCTATGGTGCGACCGCTGAGAACAACCGTAACCATTGTCCAGCGTTGAAGATCCACTTCGGGAAGATCGCATGTGGGAGGTGTTGTTAAAAGGGAATCATCCATCGCTAAAGGAGTAAAGAGCGATTTCACAATACCAGAAGAGAGATTTCCAATATTTCCAGAGGCATTTGGAGGAGTTGCGGAAGGAGGTGGTGTAGGAGCAGGAGGTGGCGCAGGGGCAGGAGTCGAGCTAGGACCCGAGCCAGATGTAGACCCAGATTGAAACCCGTCTGTAACCTCCTCAATCAACTTATATCTCTTTCCAGATCCAACGACTGATTGAAATCCTTCTGCGCTCGGGTTCTGCGTATGTGTCCTTACCATCAATGTATTATTAAATGCACCCAGGCCAATCAAAAGACTTGAAAAATAGTCACCCTTCAGTTCGAAAATGTGTTTTCTCGTATTTAGATTCTTATTATAACTATTCACATATATCCATATATTTACAGAATATTCTCCCCCCTCATACGGCGTAGGGATACTGGGAATATTATTGGGAACTGTGTCAGCGGCACGTTTTTGGGTAAGAATCGGTGTAAGTTTATCACTCGAAGAGGTATATAAATAACGATAGAGGTAATATATAATAAGAAGTCCTATTACAAGAAAAATAATAGTAAAGACTGAAAATCCACCTGAACCTTTTACAGCAGGTGCACTAGCCATAGGTGTTGTAGGCATTGATCCTACTAGATTAGGGGTTGATGGTCCAGATGCAGATTTATTAAATCCTAACATAGAGGATACTGACGTTCCCATATTTCTCTACAGATAAGTGCCAAAATAAGGACTCAGGCATAGGGTGTTGACCATTGATATAGGGGAGATGCGGCACGAATAGGAGGTGGATCGAAACATCCTCCAGGGCATAAACTTATACCACTCAGTGTGGAACCTATAGATGTAACTTCTGCAGAGGGGTTTAATCCAATCCTATTAATCACTTCGGAAGGGGGGGCTGTCGTAGACAATCCTAGGGATGAACCTGAATTCAAATAGGGTTTCCCTCGTGTATCAGAAAAGTTCTTATAAAGAATACTAATATCACTACTGCTTACACGAGTCGTATATAGATTTGCCATAGCAATTTGCCCAATCAATTCATCAGACCCGGAGGTAACACCTTTATAGTTTGTATTTGATTTATTCGATACAGGCATATACATTGTTTTTTGCGAAAATACTAGTGTATCATTGTAATATATATCGAATCGCCGACCCTCACGACCTACGGTTACCATAGTCCACTTTTGAATAGGGATCGGGGGGAGTTGTAGTGTTTCAATATATTTTTGAGAGTTTGTAGAACCAGCTGCTATAGGAGGTCCTTCTGTTTGCACAATGATTTGAGACATAGCCTTTCCTTGACGACTTGCATCCGGGGCATTTAATACCTCAAATCCTACAACTCCTGCAATATTGAATATGGATTTATATCCTGAATGATTACAAACAGAACAATTATTTGTTTTAGCGTCGCATGGGCAAGGAACGAACGTGCCATCTTCACATGATGCCTGATTTGGATTTGTCCCGCATTTTGCATATACACCTGTTCGATTCATAGGACTCAAATATATAAATGCAGAAAAACTTCCAACTGTATCATCGTAAAAGATCGATGCTGTGTCGGCATCTATAATCGATTTTTCAGAACCAAGCGAAAAAGGACCTGTCGCAGTCACTTGAATCTTTGGAACATAAGTTGGACTCATATACATTACTAAAACCGTAACAAATATAACGGCAACGAGAATATAACCCATACGAATCGTCGTAAACCATGTAAAAATAGATGATATTTTAGGTGATAGAACAGTAGGAGCAATTGCTTTGTTCAAATCCATCTACTTATAATGCACTCTTTGAAAAGAATGAATCACTTGCTATAGGACCCCCATTCGAGGCTATTTCACGCACAGTTAATACTCTAGGCCAAAATGTAAGATTTCCTAAAAATGCGCTTGGCATAACATTGGAAATAGGTGGATAAAACATGGATGAATCCGATACAGGTAATGGAGGATTATAAAGAGTCATTGTTTTTTCGAGTGTTCCATTTATATATACTTCAACAAACTTTTGCGTAAATGTTACTGTAACACGAATTACTTCTTTCATAGGAATATTTTCAATAGGATCCATTGTCTGTATTTCAGCTTTAGCTGCCGTACCATCACTGCTAGTAATAACAATTACATTCAAATCATTCTTCATGGAATCAAGCCAGACAATAATATTTGTATCAGGAAAATGTTTCAAAATAACTGTACTATCGCTGACAGCTGTCATTTTGCTTGAAGTTGTAGCTGCGCTTGAAACGATGCCTGTTCCTGTAGCTGCGCTTGAAACGATGCCTGTTCCTGTACCTGTTCCTGAACCTGTGCCTGTGCCTGTGCCTGTGCCTGTGCCTGTGCCTGTGCCCATGTCTGAACCCGTGCCTGAAGCTGCAGTCGAACCTATCACTGTAGATGCGCTCACGCTTGTGCCCGTTGTAGGGCATTCAGGTTTTGTAATAGGTGTATTTGAATCTACAGGGGAAGGCAATCCAAGGGTCTGTGCTGCAGTGTCAGAAGAAGGCCCCATACCAGGACTTGATGCAGTGACTAAACTCGTTTTCCCCCTATATAGCAAAACACGAGGCGCGGGAGATATATAAAATGAACCACTCAGATATAAATCCATTCCAATCGTATAAGAATATGCAGGAATATCTGTAAATTTCGCACTTATATCTGAGGGTGCGGGTGAACTAGTAAAATCAGTTTGACTGTCGGAGACAGTTGGTATATAAATAAAACCATTATCATTTGGGTTAAAAGAAAATACCGGTGTTATTGTAAAATGAACAAATACCAATACTAAAAATAGGATGAATACAATTAATGAAATGTAAAAAATGATTTGTAAAACATTTCCATAGGTGGTTGTTGTATTCGGTGGTGGTGCACGCAATGGGTTCTTATTTAACACACTTTGTAAAAGAAGAGAAGGTTGATTAGGTTTATTCCATGTTGGTAGATGAGATGCATACATTTCCTTGCTACCACAAGCAACGAAATTCATGCATGTAAAAATATAGGATATACCTTCCTCGAAGGGACTCTTACCTTGCCTTTCGTGTCTTTCTTTTTTTCATATCTCCATGATCAGGATGAAATTTAATACGATCATAATAGGCCTGCGTATCTTTTAGTTTACACCCCCGTAACTTTTCGCGCAAATAACATACAAAGGAAATACGAGTAAAAGATTGTTCACCTCCCAATGTTCCTGTTTCAAATGAGTTATTGTGAATTTTTGGAAGAGCTTTATTATATTTTTTATCAGATTCTGTCTCTATCATTTCAGTATTACAATGCCATTCATGCACATCCATTGCAAGAAAATCTCCTGTTCGAACATTAAATCCGATTTTATATCTTGGTAGAATTGTTGCTCCACCTGTATAATGGCCTCGTTCAATTACAGATAGATTTCCATATCCTTCTTTAAAATCTCCTGCATCTACATGTAGGGCTGTCCGAAAGTTTCTGTTCACTGTAATCGATGAAAACGATGTTTTAGCCACACGATAGTTTGATTTCTCAGATGCAGCAGAAAGTTGTTTTGCATGTTTATCCGGAATCAGGCGTTTAAATATAGAGTCAATCGCTTCGATATAAGGTATACCATGTTTATATTGCTCAAAATACTTTTGTGTATACGAGGTCAAGCGACATGGAAGGCCCATAAAAGGTGTTTCTTCAAAATATCCTAATACGGAACTAAATACATTATTATTCACACGCATTTTGGAGAGTTTCCCATTTTGTTTATATCTTGCAGACCAACCATTCACTTCCACAGGCTTTCGTTTCTTCCAATATTTGGAATCATGTTGAATAGGTCCTGCAGCAGCGCCGCGATTTCTTGAAGATGCTGCCGTTTGATAATATGCTTCCCATCCGATTTTTATTAAATCGTTTGGTATTACATGTTTGCGAAAGCGTGCTAGCAACTTTTTTTCGCCACTGGATGGATCGATACCGTATACATCTACATCCTCATCAAGAATCTCATCCGCATCCTCATCTGTAAAATAGGTGCCCTCCCGCGCCTTTATTTCATCGTCCGTAAGCTGTGGCTCTAATGTTATTTCGCGAACTTTCAACTTTAACTCTTTTGCATGGTCTTCAGGAATCTGCAAGCCTTCATATATTTCTGGCTTATAATGTTTTGCCTTTCGACTGACCCCTCTTTTTGAGTGCACAACCATCCTAATAAAAGCTTAGAGTTTCTCACCTTGAGTTGTCCACCATAAAAGACCCCCTGCTACAGCCACTACACCCGCCCCCAGTATAGCCCCCTTCATCATAGACCGTGAATCAATCTCTTCAAATTCAACATTCGTAATAAAGGGGCTTCTTTCCCTTGCACCAATACGTCTATAAAAGTTGATAGATTCCATCTCAGTAATTGTTGGTTTACCCAGCATTGTATTTACATCATTATGAAGCCGAACTGTCCAGCGAAACAAATCATCGCGGCGATCGAGGTGAGGAGATAGGGGCAACTTTTGTAAATGTTGTTTATAATGTTCACGGCATATAGGACACGGTATCAATTCTGTCATACTTTCGTAAAACTCCTTTGCCGCTCGCTTTTGTGCATAGGTCGGGTTAATGGGATAGGAAAGTGCAACCACATGAATCGTATGCCAAAATATAGGCCCCCAGACACTTGGAGGGAATCGCATATTCTGTTATATGTCGATTATAATTTAAAGTATGCCTAAACGCATAACAAGTATACTTACTAGCAGTGTTTTATACACATGAAACAATATAAAACATTTACACCTACAACGGTAACATCTACAAGCGTAACATGTACAAATTGTTCTCAAGTAGGTCATTTATCAAAACTTTGCCATCAACCTATAACAAGTTATGGAGTTATTTTATTTCGTTTACGAGGAGGGTGGAAGCAAGCAGATTCACTTCTTCAAGGAAATACCACAGGAATTGAAGGGCTTCAACAACATATTGAATATCTCTTAATTCAACGTAAAGATACTATTGCGTTTATCGAAATTATGCGAGGAAAATATCGGACAAATGATAATGAATATATAAAACAACATCTTTCACATACAACGGCGGAAGAGCGTGTAAAACTTCTTACCGAAAGTTTTGATACATTATGGGAAAGTCTCTGGGGACCCCCGCAAGAAGGGTCCCATAACTATAAAAATGAAAAGGAAATTGCACGTCAAAAGTTGGAAATCATACAGCCAATTCTTGCAGATTTAATAAAAGAAAGTGGAGAGCCATGGGAAACACCCGAGTGGGGATTTCCAAAAGGTCGACGTGAAAATGGGGAATCTGAATATAATTGCGCAATGAGGGAACTTTGGGAGGAGACAAACATATATGAAAAAGAAATATATCCCATTCGCAATATGGAGCCTATACGGGAAATATTTTACGGAACAAATAGTATACAATATTGTCATAAATATTATATTGCATATGCCCCTGCAGGGCTTGGAGAAGAACCTATTGAAGATGCCGCGCTGATAAACAAGCACATTAAACAGGAAGTGAGTGCAATAAAATGGTTAACATTTGATGAAGCGGTTACATATATCCGCCCTGAAAATCCAGAAAAACGGCAAGTGTTGCTCCGGGTTCATAATCTATTAACAAAATATTGTCCACTTGCGGTAACAAATATAGATTTGAAAAAATCAATATAGGATAGATGTCTGTTGAAACATACACAGAAGATATTCTTCAAAAATGGCATACCCTTCCAATAGAAGAACGTGATGCTCTTTTTGATAAACTCGGCGAGTTGGGTCTATATCCTAGGGTAATGCGGGAGATAGATGCATGGGAAGAATATGCAGGCGTGTATCCTGATACAGATGATCCGCGATTTATAGAAAAGTTAATGCGTAAACAGGAGTTTGCCGAAAATAGGCAAGAAAGTATTGCAGAACAGATAAAAAAGAATGTAAATCCTTGCGATCCTGACAAGGAGTTTGAGTTAACACCTGTACAACGCTTCATAGGACGCTATTTATCTCCCCAATGTCCCTATCAATCGGCCTTGCTCTATCATGGAGTAGGTGTTGGTAAAACATGTGCGGCCATTACCGTTGCTGAAAACTTCTTAGCAACGTATCCTCGTAAACAAGTAATTATTATATCTCCTAGAAATATTCAACCCGGATTTCGGAGAACTATATTTGATGATGAAGCGCTACAAATGGGCGAGGGGGATGAGCCTAATATAGCAAAAGGTTGCACTGGGAATGGGTATTTGAAACGAACAGGAAGCGAGTTAGAGCGGGATCGAGATGTAGTTATTCGGCGTATATCTCATTCAATAAACTCACGGTATCTTTTCATGGGTTATATTCAGTTTCATAGAATGATTGATGACCTTATTAAACGAGTCCCAAAAGGACTTGATGAAGAAATGACAGTCATGCAGCGTGATCGCATTCTTCGACGCGAGTTTAGTGGGCGTTTGATAATTATTGATGAGGCACATAACTTACGTGATAATCCTGGAGAATCTGTAGAGGATGATACAGATAATCCTGGGGGGGATATGGAGCTAACAGAGTCACAGGCAGGTAAGAGATTAACACCGACACTCATAAAAGTCCTACACGCATCAGAGGGTATGAAACTTCTCTTAATGACAGGAACCCCCATGTATAATTCATATAAGGAAATCATATTTTTATTAAATCTTTTACTTATGAATGATAAAAAGGTAACTCTTTCTGAAAGAGATATTTTTACCCCCTTGACAGGGGCTTTTATAAAAGGGGAACCTGGACGAAAAAGTGGGAAGGAAATCCTGGGTGCTGCAGCAAACGCGTATGTAAGTTTCATGCGTGGTGAAAACCCATTGTCCTTTCCTGTACGTCTACAACCCATGAACACTCCGACACTAGATGCATGGCCTGAAAATAGTCCCGACGCAAAGCCGATTTCTACAGAGCAGCGTGATCGTATGACACGACTTCCCATTATTCCAGTCTCGTTTGAAGGAGATTCTATGGATGAATATTTGAAAATTTCAGAAGAAGCCATTGAATCAGGTGGCCTTGGTGTAGGGAGTATTGATGAAATGGTGCAATCAGGTAATTGGCTTTTTCCAACCGAGGGGGGAGTTCAGATTCGAGATGGAGGATTTGACGGATGTTTTGAAGACGTAGGGGGGGGATTATCCCAGTTTCGTGGGCGGGCAAATAGTAGTTGGCTATTGCGGGAGAATCTTGGCACATCATCTCCTAAAGCGAAGTTTACCCTGGAACGCACACAAACCGCGAAAGGGGTTCTTTTCATTTACAGTCGCTTTATTAAATCAGGGGCACTTGCATTGGCACTAGCATTGGAAGCAAATGGATATACTCCATGGGGGGATCGTAAACCCCTTCTTCTAGATGGTATACAGGATGATCAGGGACGTCAATGTGCCCTATGTGCAAAGCGTGAAAAGAGTCATGGAGGTGCAGGGCATAAATTCATTCCTGCCAAATATATTCTTATTACGGGGCGTTCAAATCTATCCCCCAATAATGCAAAAGCAATTCAAGCTGCGCGTGCAAAAACAAATATGGATGGACGGGATGTTAAAATAATTATTGGGTCACAAGTAGCATCGGAAGGTATTGATTTCCGATTTGTGCGCGAAATATATGTATTTGACAGCTGGTTTCATCTGAATAAAATGGAACAAGTGTTAGGTCGTGGGATTCGTACATGTTCGCATTCACTTATGGATGAGGAAGAGCGGAATTGCACGATTCATTTGCTTGTAAACTCATTCGGTGAGCAGGATACGGAAACGGCTGATATGTATATGTATCGTAATGCAATGTCAAAGGCTATACAAGTGGGACGGATTACACGTGTATTGAAAGAATATGCCCTTGATTGTAATCTGAATCGAGATGCCATTATTGTCGCTGGATTAGCTACTCAGAGACATGTGGACGCACAAGGAACTGTTCGTGAAGAAGTAAATATTAATGACACACCCTTTACAAATGTGTGTGATTGGATTGAGTCATGTGACTATGAATGTGCAAAACCTGTTGATAAAGATGCCCCCCTCGATATAAGCAGTTATGATGATTATAGTGTAAAATGGCGAGAGACTGAAGTGCGAACTGCTATACGAAAACTATTTCAACAACGGGAACAGCCCGTATTTTCATTGGAACACATACATGATATAATGAAAAAGATGTCTATTCCTATGAGGGCCGTATCAGGACTACTTGCAGATATTGTAGGAAATCCATCATTTCGAATCCAAATGCCTATAAAGGACAGCAATAGAACGATAGATGGATATATTGTATATAGGAATGGATATTATATGTTTCAGCCAGATTATTTGAATGATATACGGATTCCATTGGCGCTTCGGGTAGCAGATGTACCTGTAAAACGAGATATGTTTGATCCAACAGCCATAAAAGTAAAACCTCTACCTGAAGCGGCGGCACCTGAACCGGCAGCATCTGAAGCGACAGCATCTACCCCCTTGGTGGAAACGGGACCCCCTATAAAGGAGGGCACCCTTCCTAGTTTTTGGCGAAATATAAAAGACTGGGCTGTCAAAATTTCTAATTCAACAGCGCCATTGAAAGATATACCTGAAGATCTGCAAAAAGCCATCTCAGAACGTTATACAGGAGATGCAGAGTTCCGCGAAAATGATCAACTCATTATGATCAACTGGTTATATGAATATATTCATACGGCAACCGAGTTTACAAAAGAAAAGCGTAGTGATTATTTGATAGCTTTATCGGAGGCCCTTTTGGAAATGGTCTGGGACGAAAGTCTTCGACCGAATGAACAACTACAACTACTTTCAACAGGTGACACTACGGCATATAAAATAGCAAAATCCGGTGGTCAAGTTCTTGTAAAGGGTGAAACAACTAGTTATCGTGTTGTAGATATTTCTACGGGCGGTATGAAATACTATTGTGGAAAGGTTCCATGTTCAGAGGCCGTGAGCCGAATACTTGATACAAATGATGCAGACCCATTTCATAATATAAAGGCAGATTCAAGCAATACAGCGCCTATATATGGGTTTATAGTTCCAAAAGGAAAGGAGGGTCGACTTGTATTCAAAACGAATGAACGACCTGTTCCCCCTGGAACAAAACCTGAAAAAGGCGGTGAATGCTCGATTGTAAGCACCATCTCATTTCATATTCGTATGCTAAAAAATATTGCAAAGTTGATTGAAGAGGATGGATATTCCACATTCATTTTAAAAGATGAATATTTGGATGAAAAAGCAATAAAGCGCCGTGAAAAGCGAGAAGAAGAGGCCGCGAAAGAAGCCGGCAAAAACTTTGAAAAGGAAATGATAGCACCTCCTATACGAACGACACAATATGCTAAAAAAGCGAAACATGTATTCAAAACGCGCACATTTGAAAATGCCGTTCGAGCGTGTGCCTTGAAAAATATCATTTTACGTATGATTGATTTTTTACAAGTAAAAACGGGTGGGAGACGTTACTTTTATCGTCCAGTTGCTGCTTTGAAATCAGAGCATAAAGGGAGTAAATGAGTGCGCAAGAAAGTAAAATTGACTATATTCTAAGTTGATAGGAGTGTATAGAATGGAATACAATGCGGTCTTTGAAGAACAGATTGCCCTAACGCCGAAAGATATGCGCATTAAGATTGATTCTATTGATACACTTCTTCAAAACAAACTACAGGCGAAACTTGAAGGACGATGTTCACGTGATGGATTTGTTCAACCCGGCACATTAAAGATTCTTTCGAGATCCATGGGAAACTTGGAAAAGGGGCTCTTTACTGGAAGCATACTCTTTCACATTCAAGCGGAAGCGAGTGTGTTAAACCCCCCTGACGGAACCGTGATAAAGGGTGAAGTTATACGAAAAAACAAAATGGGGATTTATGTCTCATATATGGACGCGATTCGTGTCATTATTCCCCGTGATCTTCATATTGGTGATGAGACATTTGAAGCTGTAGAGATTGGTCAAACTGTTGAAGTAGAAATCAAAAAATCTCGCTTCCAGGTGAACGATCCATATGTCCTGAGTGTGGGAATGTTCCGGTCTGTTAAAGATGCTGGTGCCCCTGCAAAGAATATGAGTGTAAAACCAATGTCAGTAAAACCATCCACGACTGTTCATAGCTCGGAGGATGTTTCAGATGCAGAAGATGAATCGGATGAAAATGAACTCGCCGATGCATTTGCCGCGGAAGAGGATGATATAGCAGAGAATGATGTAGAATAGAATGAGTGCCGCAGCTTCAACATTATCAAATAAGGAGTATGATGAACGTAGAAAAATGTTAGACTATATTCGCATACTTTCTAAATCAGAACTGGAGGAAATATATAAAATTTTGAAAAACGCAAAAGCTGAGTTTAGTGAAAACAGCAATGGAGTTTTTTTCGATCTCTGCAAACTTCCGGCGGAAGTGTTTGCCGAGATTCAGAAATTTATGCAGTTTTGTAATAAGATGCGTGATGAGTTTGCCTTACGAGAGGAAGAGGAGCGAAAGGCGCAGCAAGCACTTGAAGGGGACAGTTGAGCCCTACTAAAGCTCTCGCGCTATTCCATATAGGAATGGAAGTATTACACAAAATTCAAGCATGGGCTGCACAGAATCCCCATCGGACGCTCAAAGTGTTTCCGATAGAGATTTCCGTCGTATCGGATACACAAGAAGGACAGGAGGCGCCTGCAACTCTCCCTGGAGGTTGGTCACCTACTCCTCTTGAGCCACCAGGTCCTGTGAGTCTCTATCTGTGGAAAACGGATCCCGAATTCCGGGCGGCGACTCCTTCTGTTCGTAGAACAATTCTACGTGATATGATTTTAAAGATAACGGAGAGGGCGGATGCCGAACTCCGTGGTATTAAATGGCAGCGCAAGAAGATTCTTGAACAGGTGGCGGCACAACAGACATCTGCTGTGTCGCCACCCATGGATACACATGAGCTTGATATTGGGATGTGTGCCTTGTTTGGGTATCAAAAAGTCTCGGTGGATGAGGCGAATAAGAAGATCCGATTTTTTCCTGCAGATCCACGGACTTGGTCGACAGAACTTCCCGTGTGGGGGGCCACAACCGGTTCTCGCGCGGTTCTTCATGCCCCACAGGAGGGTTCTGTAGGAAAAGGCCTCGCCGCATGGGTTGGAGAAAGAGAACAAGATGGATGGAAGATTGACTGGCCCGAAGCGGAAGGGACTCTGGAGGAAATTAAGAATAAGATGGTCCAACGCGGCAGGGGGTTGGGGCCACGCCTAGATAAGCCGAAAAAAGCGGATTGGGCAGCTGCCTTAGGACGCGCCGAGGCTATTGCGGCATTGGGAAAGTTCTAGAGGTGGGTGTCAAGAAGTTAAGCCCCCCCTAAAATTGGCCCGGACACCCAAAGCTAAAACTATACAAGGTATTAGAACTCGGCCCTATGGAACTCTTTTCAGCGGAGGCCGAAAATATTAAGAAAAAGGTGGAAGAATGGATTACACATCCCGAATATGAGCTGGAGGCCACGTTCGGTGCAACAGGTGAAGTGGATTCCACCACATTTCTGGCGGTAGCTCAGCGGCTTCGGGCCAAGGGCTATACGTCTCTTCCCCAAGAAGATCGCCTCACGGTTATCACCCCGGAACACGTGCGTTTCACTTTAACAAGCCTCGGAGTTATTCAGGCCTATTGCAAGGATGATACAATGACCGGAAAGCCCTATACAGTCATGATCAAAGACCGTGCCACCGCCGACGCGCAGATTGACTTGGAAGATTATGATACGCGTATAAAAGTCCGCCGAGAGCGTGATATGGCGCAAAATGACGCATCTGTTAAAAAGCTTTTAGAAACATGGTCCCAGCAGCGCAAGGCCTTTCGCATTATTCGACGCTGGTCTTTCCACTCCGATGGTATTCGTATTGACATGTCTATTGTGAGGGCCACTTCAAAACTCCGTAGCGGAGAGTTCCGATGGCAAAGGGCCTTTCGTGATCAGGACGTTATGATGAACGCACCTAGTTATGAGATTGAAGTCGAGTTGGAGCACCTTCCTGATGACAAAACGGATATTGCTATGAAGCGTCTCATTCGCGGCATTGGTGAAGTGCTTCGCGGAATTCAAAAGAACACTGTGCTAATTCGCAAAGAAACACGTAAAAAAGTTCTTGCAGCCTATCGTGATTTGACCGGTTCTGACCTGTTTCGTGGCCCTGCCTTGCGCACGCTTCGAAAGGAGAACTTTGTCAAAGAACGAATGGCTAATACCCCAAATATACGTGATGGATATAATGTAACGGATAAAGCGGACGGACTCCGTTGCATGGGCTTTGTAGATTCAAAAGGCGACTTATATCTCATTGATATGGGAATGAATGTCTATAGAACAGGCCTTCGCAATCCTTCCTTGCGCCTGTCTCTTGTAGATGGTGAATGGGTCACGCAAACAAAGGATGACCCTCCCAAGCCTATGCAGCAGTTTCTCGTCTTTGATATTCTATATATGACGGATAAACGAAACGTGAGCCAGTTTCCATTTGAATCTGGTGCAACGCTTCCAGTAGAAGAGGGGGAACCACCTCCTATCATGCCGCCCCCTGAAGACAGCCGACATTACCAACTCAAATCCTGGATTACTGTGTGGAATAAGGATGAAGGGCCGAAAGTTATGACGCCTGGACTGACGCCTACAACAAAACTACAAGTTGCTGCGAAAGAATACTTCTTCGCGAAGGCGGGGAACGACAGTATCTTTCGTATGGCGGCGCGTGTGTTGTCTGCTGCAAGACCCTATTATACGGATGGCCTTATCTTCACTCCCAATGCGCTACCCCTTCCCGAACGTCCTGCTGCCACCTTTTGGGAACAGTTCAAATGGAAACCGGCTGAAGATAATACAATTGACTTTCTGGTGGTGACAGAGAAACAAACCGGTTCTAAAACGCAGGACAAGGTTATTGCAGGAATCAAACCAGGTGCATCTGCTGAAACCGTGAACTACAAGACGCTTCGTTTATATGTAGGCTCCAATACGGAAAATGCGCGTGATATTATTCTGAATCGTCGTGACATGCCGAAACGTGACCGCACCCCCTATGGAGCAAAAGGAAAGAAGGAATATAAGCCTGTTATATTTACCCCGAAAGAGTTTCCAGATCCCATGGCGGCTGTATGTCGCCTTCCCATCAAAACGGATCCTGATACGGGAGAGGAATATATTATGACAGAAGATACAGAGGAGCCGATTCAGGATAAAACGATTGTGGAAATGGCATATGATCCGCTGCAACCTCCTGGATGGCGCTGGAAGCCTCTACGAGTGCGTATGGATAAAACGGAACGTCTACAGCGGGGTACATTGAGTCGAACTCTCAATTCAGAGGGGGTCGCAGAGGATGCATGGAATAGTATTCATGATCCAGTTACAGCATCCATGATTAAAACGGGTGCGAACCAGCCAACGGATGAGGAGATTGCAGCTATTCGACGGGATTTGACAGGTTCTGCGCGTAAATACTTTGACCGCGAAGAGCCTGTTATTGACGAGGCCTTAGTGGAGGGTATGAAGAAGTTTCATGGACGTTATATTCGCGGAGAGATTCTGTATAAGGTGGGTCTCTCAGGTGGAAAAACCCTTATGGATGTAGCATGCGGAGTTGGAGGGGATCTTCATAACTGGATGCGGGCAGGGGTTGATTTCGTCATGGGAATTGATTATGCTGCAAAAAATATAATGGACTCACGTGATAGTGCATATACGCGCTATATGAACTTGGCGATTGAACGGGGCGGATTAGATTCGATTCCACCAATGGTGTTTGCGATTGCAGATTCCACGAAACCATTGGTGGATGGAACTGCGGGTAATAACGATCAGGAAAAAGATATTCTACGCTCAGTCTTTGGAAAGGTGAAGCCAACGGGCTCTGTTCCAGCTTATGTAGAGGAAGTAGGTGCTTCGAAACTGAAAATGGGGGCAGATTGTATTACATGTATGTTTGCAATTCACTATTTCTTTGAAACACCTGATAAACTGAATGGATTCTTGGAAAATCTGTCGCAAACTTTAAAAGTGGGCGGTTATTTCATTGGATGCTGTTTTGATGGACAAAAAGTCTTTGATATATTGCGTGATGTTCCAAAAGGAAAGTCTAAATCAGGGATGGAAGGAAATACAGTTTTATGGGAGATTACAAAACAATATGACGTAGAAGATATTCCAGATGGTTCTGACAGCATCGGACTAGGCGTAGATGTGAATTTCATATCTATTGGTATGCCACATCGCGAGTATCTTGTGCCCTTTCGCCTTTTGGAAGAGAAAATGCGATTGATTGGTTGCGAACTTCTTACGAGTGATGAGTTGAAGAAAGTTGGTATGGTAAACTCGACAGCTACTTTTGATGTCTCATGGGATATGGCAAAAAAGAATGGAACTACCTATAAAATGAATACAGCGGTGAAAGAGTTTTCCTTCTTAAATCGATGGTTCATCTTCAAACGAAAGCGCCAAGAGACGATTGCAGTTGCAACAGCAATAGCACAAAATGTGAAGCAAAAAGAGGCAACTCCTATACAATCGAATCTAGGTAGAATGGGGTTGGCGAGGGCCAGGGCAAGTGCAGTAGCAAAAGTTGCAAATACTATACAAGCACAGCCTACAGAAAACTCACAAACATTAGATATGGCGAGTGGAAATGGTATTCCCGCCTCAAGGACGATTGGTGTTGCCCCAGGTCCTGGTGCACCACCCACAAAGAGCTATACAATTGGAGAAGTGTTTCAGTTCTATTTTGATGCTCCTACTGCGAAAGATATTCTCGGAATCGAGGATATGGGTGCCGCTCGCTGGATATCACCTTCTGCACCCTTTCCTATCAAAGATGGAGATGTTCAATATCCAAGTATGGAACATTATATGGGAGGTATGCGCGTAAAACTTGCCACAAATAAGCCTGAACTTGCAGAAAGTATGTTTAGTCGAGAAGGAACCATTCATCAGCGTTTTCTGAATGATCGCCTTGGTATGACAAACGGTGGAACAAAACAACTTTCAGAAGAACAGGACCATGATATAATGAATGCGGAACTAGCTGCTGTGAAAGCAGCAATGGGTGTTCTCTCACTCAAAAAACACCGCGCTGTAGTGGATGAGGCTACCTGGGCCACTGTAAAAGATAAAGTTATAGAAGATGCATTAAAACAACGGTGGACATTGGACAAGCGCTTTCGCAAAATTGTTGAGACTGCGCGTAACCAAGGAAAGTATCTCTTATATTATAGCCCTGGTGCTACGACAAACCTGGGTGGAAGGCGTGATAAAGACACGGGGCAAATTGATGGAGAAAATAGAATCGGAAAAGCTATTATGAAACTTGCTGGGTATCCTGAATAAGTTCCATCTTCAAAAGTCCAATAGGAATATGAATTGCTTGTTCATTTTCATCATGCACAACAGGAACCCATCCAACTAGCGCAAATCCCTTCTCGCTAATCTCTTGCTCAAATGTAGTATTTTCGTATGGATATGCCTCACCATATGCTACGGGAATAAAATCATCTAGATCTTTTATAAAATCCATAATACTTTTTTTAGCTTCCTGATACGATATATACACTTTTTTAGTGACGTTAGGAATCTCAGGTATCGCATAGACAAACTCATCTGAAGAAGAATCTTTAATAACAATCATATATGCATGGGTTGTCATTTATGATATAGGATATATTCACATAGAAAAATTAAACGCACCTAAACTATACATACTATTTTAGAAAAAGAATGCCGCAGCCATGGCAAGAGTTGTCTATCATAAATAAGCATCCACGTGACAACTTTATTCAGTTTGACGAACCAACCCACGTATATACTGTGAACGGGAGTTCGAAAGGTATCATTTCCTGTACAAAATTTCTACACGAGTTCTTTCCTCATTTTGATGCAAAGGCGGTCATTGCAAAAATGATGGCTTCGCCAAAATGGCCTCAGAACAAATATTATGGAAAAACTGCCAAAGAGATTGAAAAGGAATGGGATACGAACAGAGATGCAGCAAGTGGGGCAGGAACTGCTATGCATCTAGCTATTGAACAATTCCTTCACGGTCATCCTGATCTGATAGAACCGGGTGTGTTGAATACACCTGAATGGAAATATTTCATGAACTTCTGGGAAGAGGCAAAAGAGGATTTAGTGCCCTACAGGAGTGAATGGGAGGTATGGAGTGAGGAATATAAACTTGCAGGTTCTATTGATATGGTGTTTTATCGTAAATCAGATAACTCTTATGTAATATATGACTGGAAACGCTCAAAAGAGATAAAGAAAGAAAATACGTTTGGAAAGGGATTTGGTCCTGTGGATCATTTACCTGATTGCAACTATTGGCACTACACACTGCAACTGAATGTGTATCGCTGGTTTTTAGAGACCTACTATGGTCTGAAAATCAGTGATATATATATTATGATATTTCATCCAGATAATGATAACTATAAACGCTACAAACTTAATCGGCTGGATGACGAGGTTCTGGGTATGCTCACGGCTCGTTTAGAGGCTGTGCGTGAGGGACGAGGGATTGTAAAAATATGAAACACATGTTTAACTATTTCTAAAACGTAGGAGAGTATCCGCATTATCGTATATTCGTTTCAATCCTCGTGGCATATCTTCTCGAATCAAAAACTGAGGTTGGTCAGGTGATAATAAAAGGAGCGCAGGCCCTTCTTCCGTGATTATAAATACAGGAATGCCAGGTGCGCTTGGTCGAACAGGTTTAAAAGCAATAGGTTTTTTAGGTGGATCAGACCGTATGTCTATTTGTATAACGCTCATGCTTGTGAGTTGTAGTATTTTGCGTAGTGTTTTCTCAGTCAGTTCTGTTATATTCGCATTTATTTCAAGCTTAGCAGTGGTAATACCCATGGGCGCCAATAAACTATCAAAAGTCCCCCGTTTCAAACGAAGGGCCCCTGTTTTTGGATCCGGTTCCCCTCCCTGCAAAAAGTTTTCAAGGGTTGGAGGAAGTTTTGTAGATTCATCTTGGGGGGCGAGAGGTTTAGCTGTGGCTATACGGGACATTTCTTCATAGAACTTTGGTACTTCATTTTTCGTGGCTACCCAGTCAAGGCGTAAAAGTTCATACCAGGCTGCAGATTTTTCTGGATATATGCGCTGATTTCCTTCAATAGTAATAGGCTTATCAAGGGTTGCTAATCGGCTCACATCTTGTTCCAATAGTTGTCGCCTTTTTTCCGCATAACGCAATAGTTCCTCTACTAACCTCGCTAAAAGAATCTCAGGCGCCGATACGGCGTTTTCCTGACCTCCCACATGTGTTTCTTTTGGAACATGCAAGAGACATTTTCCCTCCTTATCACTTTCTCGCCAGACACATCGACCCCCACATGTCTCTTTATTCTTAAAGTGACAGTCTACACGTAAAAGGGATGTCTCATGCGATCGTTTTTTGTCCTCCTCTGTAAAATCGGTTGTGATCCAGCTCTGAACTGTTTTCCATAGATTTATAGTTAATGCCTTTCTCTTTTCATGTAATGGTAGTTTATGGGAGAAAATAATACTTTTCAATACTTCTCTAAACTCCCCACCATCCTCTTTTGCCGCTAACCAGTTTGAAAATCTTATACGTAAATGTTCAAACACTTCTTGAAATTCTATTTCATCCATTCGAGCTTTTTCACCAGGGATTTCTATAGATTCCTCTTTAAACGATATATCATGATTTATTTTCCATTCCATCATTCCTACAGTAACCGATTCTAGTTTATAATCTACAATCAGTTTGTCCAGTTCCGCATCAGGTTTACTGGATCCTACAGGAACGTAGAGCCCATTTCGCAGTTGAATCGCCTCCATCTCTCCACTTTGCCGCCCTTTGACAATTCTCCGCGGCATATATCCTTTATAAAGGGCAAATCGTGGTTCTATGAACATTTTGTAAAACTTGAGTACTTGATGTAAGGATGCAGGTTTAAAAGCAGGATCATCCCAATCTAGAAATAAGTTTTTTTCTGTAAAAAGTTTACCATCATCTACCACAGGTAACGCAATATGCCCCTCTTGTGTTTTAAACTTATATACAAGAGCAGCCAAATGATTATATGCATCTCGAATGATTCCAACAAGGGTCACACTCATTTCATTTATGAAAATACTGTTGGAAATACTAGCAGGAATCATTGCCATTGGATTCATTTTACTTTGTGATGTATATGCTGCACGCCCATTTGAGCTGCATTGGTTCATATATTCTTGTAGGCGTTGTGTAACAATATCAGGCCAAACAGATGCCTCACTCATTTTAAATACAAGTGTAAAAATATCATCATACCTACGTTGCTCTACCGAACGATTGTCTACGTAGAAGATTGGTTCCCATATTCCAGACCAATGATGCATGATAAAGGCGACATTATTTTTTGCCATAAGTTCTGCATTATATCCAAAAGGGGGGCAACGAACAGATACTTTACCAGATTTCAATATATCTAATACAATAAATGTTGTTCCTACACCAGAACCTTCTCGCGTAATCAGATTCGATTGTGAAAATGCCAATGAAAAATGTCTAAACTCCTTTTTCGTTTTATCAGATTTTAGCCATTCCCTAAAAGAATGATAACTTATATAGGTCCGCATAATTGCTTCCTTGTTTGATTCATCCACATCTACGCGGAGTTCATCGGATGCCCATTTCATTATTTCTGTATGTTTGGGTCGCCTGATAGTGGAGTTTGCAGGGTCATAGAATTCTAATACCATATTTCCATAGTTAAGGTCTATAAATATACGTGGTGTTATTTTACTAAGTAGAAATGTTTTCATGTTGCTTGCGTTATTTATATTACTATAATATGGTGCGACTGCAGCTAAAAAACTATCATTATGAAATCTGGCACGATTCTCTACTCCAATCCGTAAAAATCCTGTTCCTCCATCTTTTATTTTTTGAGGATTAAATGTGCGACTCACAAGTTGCGTAGAATCCTGATCAAAGTATGTATCAAGAACAGGTGGAAGTAATCCTATCTGAGCTTCTCCACGACCCTTCCCAGCAAGTTGGCTAACTTCCAGCGGCATTTTTTCCGCTCCTACAATATATTTTTTTGTTACGCCTGCAAGGGTTACAAAATAATCCAAAATAGGTAGCCCTGTATCATCCCTTGATCCCTCCATCCTTTCCTCCTCTTCATCGTCATCGTCTTCGTCACTTTCATCAGGGACAATACTTTTTGTTTTTGTTTTGGGTTTTTCTCCCCATTCCCTATATTTATCAAAAGCGGTGTCCGTATATTGAATTGGGGATTCTTGCATAAAACAACAGGGGAGATAAAATCCTTCTGGATGCGTTTTGGCTTTTAAAAACTTTATATACAGATGCCGACTACCTGTATTCGGTTTCATCTCCCTTTCTAAAATTGTTTCACCCGCCTTAGGATAACGGCGTGATTGAATAACTTTTCCTTTACAAAAGGGGCATTCTCCAGGTCGTTTGGAGGCTCCTTTCGGTCGACGCATAACTGTCGATTCAAGATCTGATTCGCGAATCATAATCTCATCTTTTGTGCAGAAATAACGACAACATATATAATAGTTTTGATTTTGTGGAGTTGTTCCATATCGAAGAACAGTGAAATAATCATTTTCAATAACACCCTCTGGTTTGGATGGTTCTCCAGGCTCTATAGGAAATACTTGAAAATATACAGGATCATTTGCATATTCTTCTTGCATTCGCTGAAACTGTGATTCTGAAAGAACCGCCGGTTGACGACCATGGGTTGGTTGACACTGACTCACATAACGTTTCAAGGAAGGATGTGATTTCGTATAATCAAATAAGCGACGGTCGGCCTCATGTAACTTATTTAGGAAAAAGTTTGCAATACCTGTTTCAGGCGTAGAAGACTCTTCCTCTGATTCTACTTGAGGAGCTACTTCTACCGATTGTATACGCGTTTGTTGTAAATCGTCTTTAGGGGTTGTAGTAGCCTTTGCAATTTCTCGCTTCAGTTCCTCTACAGGAGCTGCTACGGGATCGGCACGAACAGGGGCAGGGGTATTATCTTGTATACGTTCTTCCGAATAGGGTGTTCCTTGCTGAGCAGCCACTACTTGAGCGGCTTTCGCTTCTTCTCCCGTCATTTGATCATCTTGTTCATATGCAAAAAAATCAAGATAATCGGGTAAGTCATCAGGTGCATTCTCATCCACCTCTGTAGACGCATCTGCGGCTGCATCTTCCGTTACATTTGCTGGCGCATCTGCGGGTACTTCTTCCTCTTCCTCTTCCTCTTCCCCCCTTGCTTCTACAACCCCTTCTGCCTGTTGCAGATCTTTCACAATACTTGTGCCAACTTTTAGTATATCTGCATCCATACCAATCATCAATGACAAGGCAGTAATAATCCGCTGTAGATTTTCAAGGGAGTTTACATTATACAAATGAAATGTATAAAAAGGGTGCTGGGCAAAAATTGCAATATCAATCCCAGAGTTATTCTCGTGCATATATTCGTTGGATGCTGGATTCACAATAGCCACTGCACCCTGTGCCTGAAACTTTTTTGCTACCTGTTTCCGCGCCTCCCCCATATCTATTTGGAATTCATCTGCGACAAGATCCACCAAGTTCGTCGCGATTCCTTCTCCACGAAGAACTTTGCGATGAATAACCTGTGTTATAAATGTTTGTATCCGGTCCTCTGTGGCAAAGTTACTAACAAGTTTAAAACGTATCATGAGAATTGGCTTTTCTCCAGGTAAAGGCGCAATTTCTTGAAAAAAGGATGTAAAAATGGGAAGGCGGTCTCGCAATATTTTTGTAGTAATAGGATGATTTTCCTTTTTCAATCGGATACCTAATACAAGAGTAGCTTTCTTAATATCAGGAACAGTATCAATATGCGATATTCCCTTTAAACTTTCTAGAATCGTTTCACCGAGGGATGGTAAATCTGTGCGTGGATCCAGTTTTTTAAAGCCCCTAGGAGGCTCTATAATATAATCAGCAGTGCCTTCATCAAATAAACGTAACGTAGCATAAATGGGGGCTAAGTTTGAGAGTCCACTTCGCACCAATACTTTGACAAATACGTAATCCTTTTCAGGAGTGGGATTTCGTTCTTGTGACCAAGCAATCAATAGTTTTGGATCCTGGATATCAGGTATTTTTCCATCGGCCATATATATTTTACTAATCCCAGTCCCCTCGACCGGTAGAAGACGCATAAATGGGCGACGTTCGTTCACTACTGCCTCGTAAAAAGGCGTTTCTATTCCTGAAATATTCTTCTTTTTTGCCCAGGTAAGTTGCAAATATTTAACTCCTGCAAGTGTTAGTTCAAAACTCAATGGAGTGTCTTCATCTAAAATAGATTGTAGACGCATCAATAGTTGTTGTCGACGCGAAAAAATAATGGCCAGCCGTTCTGCACGAGCCTTTTGCTCCGCATTAGGCCCTTCTGTTCCTGTTGAAATATACGGAAAAAACGGATATAAGCGACCATTCCAATCTTTTTCACTGGGTGGTTTTGGTCCTGGAATATGTTTCAACAAACTTTTATATAAATACAGATGACACTCAGGAATCACCTTTGCCCCACAATACGCACCCTTTAAAAAGGCATCTTCAATCGTCACACGTTCTCTGTTTACGATACTTATAAGCCGTCTTTCTCCATTTGACTCAACAAATCTAGCATCCGTTTTGACACCTGTGACAAGTTCAAATGGCAGGGGATTATAAAAGAGTTCCTTGGTCCCCGTAATACTGGGTTGATTCCATGTATAATCAATACTCACCGTCCCCTTATTTTTATAGGGATTGCCTCCTGGAGTAGGTCCGTGCGCACACAAATATGTAAACTCGGGTATTGCATTCGAATCTTTTTCCAAATGTATATATAGAGCCGTCTTGATATCTTGTAGGGTCATGAAGGGGAACATATTTTTCAAAACAATTTCTTTGGGTTCTACATTAGGCTCTGTATGTAGCATAACAGTCAGCTCGCCGGACGGCATAGAGTCTCTAAAACTTCCAACTGTAGATGGATATAATACTTTTCTAATGAAATCAGGAATATCTCGTAGACCCGTGGCGGCCATCTCTAACGTCACATACCAAAGTTTATTCTGTAGAATACGGAATGAGCTTTTGTATATAGTATTACTTTGGCACTTGCCGGTAGTGAAATATATATTACCCCTTTGAAAAATCAGTACCATCTTTTGTGGCATCATAGGTAGGTTGATCCGTTATTTTCATACCACAGTAGGATACAGGGTGTGCACGAAAATCACGGTGTTTATAAATACCAATGTGCTCCGCTTCTTGTAAAAGCCATGCAAAGTTGTTCCAGAAATCTGGACCATGTCCAACTGTTTTCGTAATCATGTGGCCCATTTCATGAATGGCTACAAAGGTTATAATATCTTCATTCACGAGGGATTCATTTTGTCCTTCGCGCTCACGAAGGCAGAAATGCACCGACTCACCTTTATTTACACTATAACTTGTAAACTCAGCCTCGGGAGTCGCTTCATATATTCTGGATGCTTGTGCTTCAAAGTTATTTACCAACTGCTTTACTTGAGGCTTGTCGGGGAAAGAAGTTTCTACATGTAGCTTTAACTTGTTCATTTTAATACGAACTTTGGCCATCATGTCTGCAGCTTCTTGTTTATCAAGCATATCACGCACAGAATACATCTGTCCGTCAACGTTACTTTTTACCTTTACAATTGGATATTTGGATCTACCGAGACCTACATAGCTCAGAGCATATGTAAGAGAACCGGTTAAATCCCCCATCTATTGTGAGGATAAGGATTTTCTAGTTATCCTATTCACTTGCGCCGGTGCAAACTATTAATCACACTCGTATTAGAGAAAGTGTGCGTCGAAGGCAATGCATTTTTATAAGTTTGAACGGAAAATGGACGGCTTCTCGCAGTTCGTGCAGGGAACAAATCAGCCAAGTTTTTGGCATAGTTCGACTTTAAGCTACGACCTACTAAGTTAGGTGACCTAGAACGGGATCGTGATTTAGTAGAGTTATTTGGGAAGTGCTTCAGAGAAAGAGGGCTGGCGGAGTTGTTTGGCATCTTAGACAAAGAAGCGGACATGTTTGAAGCAAACGGATTATTTAATTCCTGAAGCGTTTTAGCATTAGCCATGTAAGATTTGTTTGGATAACCCTGAGCTTTCCTAAAATCCATTAATGCCCTCTCCCTTGCCTCCGCCTTTCGTTGTTTATGGTTGGCATACACAGTAGCTTCCGCCGCACGCCTTGTTTTATATTTTGCTAGTGCATTTCGGATCTTACTTAGAAGACCCCTATTTGGCTTTGTAATACCCTGTATTATCCCTGAAAGTTTATCAACAATTTCTTGTTCCCTATCGGTGAATGGTATTGCCGATGCCATTGAATCCTTCCAGGGGAAAGTTGAGTTTACATTACGATTTCTATTATATTCCGCTTGCAGCCTTTGCTTCCTGGCATCCAAAAACTTTGTTAGAGTATTTTGTGCAAGCGCAGCCTCATTCTCCCTCTCTTGTTCTATATTTGATAGGCGACCTTCAAGGGCCGCTAAACCCATGTTCTTTCGCTCTTTACGAAGAGCAGAACGAGATCCCACATTTTTCATTACCCTTTCTTTTTGTGTTCTACGTAAGGCACGCGCAGCTTTTGCATCAAATCTACCAAGTTTACTAAACGGGTTGTAACCTTCTTTTAAAGCAACCACTCTAGATTTAATACGATTATATAAACTTTTTTTAGGTTTCACTTCTGCAGCTGCATTTCGCGCAGTCCTCGAATACTTAGCAGCCCTCTTTCGTGTTTTAGACGCAGACTTTGCAGACTTTGAACGACTTGCAGACTTTGAACGACTTGCAGCACGATAGGTGTTACCAGTACTACCGGTATTTCCCGTAATCCTCTTACCTAACCCTAAGACCTGTGCGATTCCTTTTTTAAAATCACTAAATAATCCCATGTGTATATATCTACTTATATCTTAAAAAATATGATACAATATAATTATATCATATGTTTTATGTATAAGTATCTAGATTTACGCAATCTCTAGAGAACGACGGTTAACATCAGGTTCAATAGTTGGCACGTTAAAGACCGTGACAGGCACCTGAGGGTTAGGAGGCTCTGACCGGAGTTGGTAGTTGGCGTTCCGGAGACTTTGACCTACAGTATTCACACCGATCAGAGCACCAGCAGAAAGAAAGTTCTTCCCCTTCAAAGACCCTGTTCCCATAGGGTTTTGCTGCGCCCACACAGAGTTTGCGTCCTTTGGCAGCAGCTCGGAAGGAGTCAACTGGTCACGAGGATAACAGCCAGCGGGCTGTTCGGCACTCCCAAAGTTTGCAGGACCCGATGAAGGAGTAGGAATCACTTCAGGCGCATTCTTTACCACATTTTCTCGCATAGATCCTGCAACAGCTCTGGCACCAGGAGATGAAGATGTATTAGATGCAGCAGAGAGAGTCGCCTGAAATCCATCACGTTGCGCAAACATGCTAGGATTTGCATATGCCAACGTCAATACAACTCCTGCTAAAATAGCTAGTGCCCCCAATGCATTCATACTTCCAGAGGTACCTACCATACTTGTTTCTGTATTAGCACGAGCCTATATTTTTGTCGCTTCTGTTTCTCCATCCGAAGTTAGTTCAGATTCCGACCCATCCATTTCAAAATTTCCATAGCGCTTCCAATAACGGTCTGCAAGTTCCTCTGCTCGAAGACGAGCCAAAGATGCCCTCAGCCGGGCCTGACGAATGTGTTTACGAACCCCCTCTCGTTTTATCTTTTCTTCAGAGGAACTTACCTTATATGGAATATCGTCATCCATTATTTCTGTAATGGGGAGTTCCGGAAGTTCTGTTTTTAAATTATTTGAATCGCTAAGGTCATCCAAAAATCCGGGAGGAATTCGGAAAGAGACTATTTCAACTTCCACTAATGTGAAATACACTTCATAGCGAGTAGGGTAAAAGAGAATCCGAGCCGGAATCCAGGTAGCTCGGAAGGTTTCTTCCTTGTTGACATATGTTTGTGAATCTACTTCATCTGTAATCCAGTGATACACAGCTCTTTTATAGAACATGGCTAGATCCAACGATTTGGAAAAATACTTGGATGCCTGTTGCAAAAACTCTTTCAAAAATTGTTCGGTACTATCTCCCTCCATAACGATAAGTTTACTCGGGTCTTTCGTAGTTACTTCGATCCTTGGTGCATGTTTAAATGTGAATGTATAGAACTTTTTTGTAGAATCAAACTGAGGTGGAAGAACTTCGAAGCTCATATGCGGAGACCTTTGTAATAAGTTTTAATATTTATATCGTAGAAAATGACGAAGCCCGGAACAAATACAAATACTCTTTTTAAGAAAATATTTGAATATATAAAAAAGGAGGATATACGTCATAAAATACAAGAGGATATCGTAGACCCCCTACTAGAACATATAATGAAGCGTGTATTTCCGTATATTATACTTACATGTGTATTCTTCATTTTGCTTCTTATAGTTGTTCTCTTAACACTCGGTATCATTGTATTTCAAATACGTAGAACTAGTTTACCCGGAGTAGAATGAATCCGCCTCCAACCGCTATAACGTCTATTGGGAATCCGGTAGAACATATTGGAAATTTGATTCGTCACTGGGTGTTTTATGATACAAAAATATCAGATCTCAACAAGCAGATTGGTAGCGCAAGAAGCACACGAAATACATATGAGACAGAGATACTTCAGAAACTTCGAGAAAACAAAATCATAAATCCGGTTATTCAAACCGCAGGGGGACGCCTCATTGTATCAGATGATAAACATACTACACCCTTGACATTCACAAATATCGAATCACTTTTACATAAATATTATGCAAGAAAACCGGGCGCGCAGGATGAAACAAATGATATTTTAAAATTTATAAAGGCAAATCGTGAAACAACTATTACACAATGCTTAAAACGGCAAGGTGCTCCTCGCACACGTAATACAACATAAAGCATACTTACATTCTATGAATAGGGATATGGCATTTTGGGAAGATATTACATGGAAATCATGGTTAAATGAATATGTCGTTTGGAATAATCTAGAAGAAATTCCACGACATAAAGCTATTAAATCTTTTTGTAAAGAACTAGTTACATTTATTCGTTCTTATGGATATTCATTTCAGATCAATCTCAATACACTGACATCACATATAGCAAATGGATTATATAATAGTCGAAATTTCTGTAATATAACGCACTGGGCATTTGGAGAACAAGATGTCGACTATCAACATAAAGTATATTTCGCACACATTATTGATACAGATGAATGGAGTAATTTTTGGAAAAAATCTGCAAAATGGTGCGATATACATGAAGATGTTCCATATGGAGTTGAACGTCAATATTCTATCGAACATTATGTTTGGACACAACTAGATTTGAATAGTTCTATTCACACAGCTGTGGTGAACGAGTTATTAGGATTAGAGGATGATAATATATCAGAAAATGACAATAATGATATATTATTACCGGAAATATGTGATTAACTACTGGACCATTTTGCATCATTAAAGGGTCGCATAAATAAGGAGTCCACTTCTTTTTCAAACTCACGAACTCTATCGTCCACCTTTAGAGCATCGGGTCTTTTAGGTATTTTTCCATCTTTCATTAACATTTCTTCATCATGAGCAGATTGCGATGGTTTTTTACCATAGCAATTTACTCCATATAACATATCGGGATTATCAAAATGTCCTCCATTGAGTCCGACTGTTCCGCATGCGCCGTGTTCATCCGCCGGGCCATTTTGAATTTTATCATATGTTTCTTGTTGGGTTGGGTATACAGCCATTTGTCCTTTTACCCAACCATAGTTGCACCAATCCGCACCCTTACTCCAAGCACTTTTGACTTGATCGTATGTGGCTAGTTCTGCCCCAAGAGATTTACATAGGGGTTCAGCATCATAGTATGTGAATTTGTTTTGAGACACATTAAATACCTCATTTGCACCTGTAGGAAGTACTTTCTCTACAAGATTATTCATCTGCATTTCTTGTTTGGGAGTTAATGTTTGAGGAGGTATAGGTGGCGCTGTTATAGCTGGTGGCATTTCAACAGGTAAAGGTTGTTTATAAATACCAAGAGACTGTTTTATAGATCTTGAAAGATATTCATATCCATGTGTTATTTCTTTATTAAAAACCGCAAAACTGACAAAAAATACTGTAAAAAATGCAATAAAAATCCACATAGGCGATATAAAAGAACTTGAGGCTTTTGCACTATTGTTGGCATTCATATTGAAGATATTCGAACCACTTGCAGAACCACTTGCAGAACCACTAGCAGAACCACTAGCACTTTTAGAGTTTGAGTTTCCAAAAATATTAAACATACTATTTGCACCACTATTTGCACCACTATTCGCACGATTCTCTTTTTTTGCATTTATTGTGTTACCATTTGTTCGAGGAGGAGATGCATTTCCAAAAGGTATTAAACTATTAAATGATGAATTCTTATTTGCATTAGGTATCACAGAATTTATAGCAGAACTTGCTGCATTTACAGCAGTAGTTGCTACAGTGCTAGCTGCATTTACAGCAGTAGTTGCTGCGGAACTTGCTGCATTTACAGCAGTAGTTGCTGCGGAACTTGCTGCATTTACTGCAGTAGTTGCTGCACTGCTAGCTGCATTTGTAAAAGCATTTACTACTCCTGTACTTGCTCCGAAAGCATTTGTTATAGCCCCAGCAACGGGATTTTGTCCTACAGGATTCGAAGCAGTCGCGTTCATCTCTAACGTCATATGTCAAAATTAAGAGTGAAGAATATCGGGTAGTTGTAACTTCATATGTTCCAGAAATGCAGCTACACTAACATCCCAATGAATACCATCCGGGGCGAGATTTGGATATGCTATACCAAATCCCCATACATCAGGAACATTATTCAACTTTCCACTCTTACCATCATATTCCAATGAAGATATGTCTTTACCATCCATGCTTATAGGAATAGTGCGAGGTTGAAATCCTATTGCATATATAGCCCATGTAGCATTCTGAGAAGTACGAATAACTGTTGATGTATCCTGTGTTTGAACGAGCTTTACAGGTAGTTTACCACTCACAATATCATCAGCAATGGCAGCTGCTTCTGCTTTTATACCATCATAATCTCCATTACGATCCCAGTAAAATGGTTCTAAGCTATTATAATAAGCCACTATATCTGCGCCCAAGCTAGAAAGATTACGTATAACAAGGGTGCCACTATGCATTGTTCCAAATACGAGGACACGATCCGACACCCTTATGAAATGTTGTAGACGTGTGACATCAAGCGCAATCTCAAGCGGAATAGAAGGAATACCCAGATCCAATGTTTTCGATTCACTACCATATGCAAGGATAAGACGCTTCGATGTCAGATGTATTGTTTTTCCTGAAGACTGTATATCAAGTATCCATTGATGCGATTCCGATATATAGTTTGCTTTTAGAACTGTTCCTTGAATTTGTTGCACCTGTTTTAAAAGAGGTAGGGCAAGTTTTCGAATAACATGTGCTATTTCAACAAGTTTTGTAGTATTTTCGTGAGGAGGGTCAATTGTAAGGGATGGACATGCCGTTTTTAAAGCCTGAATTGTTTTAGACCAAGGCGTATTTGATTCAACGGCTGTCCAACGTCGGGATATATCACCACCGTCAAAATGGGGATCAATGATACTTATACTCGATAGATCTACACCCGATTCTTGGAGGAGGAGTAACATGCTAAGACCTGTTACTCCTGCACCTACAATGCATATTCTTGTCATTCTACATATAGTTAGGCTCTTCCTTACGCGGAATCCTCGGGCCCTGTTCGATTCCCACCGCGTCCAGCAATGTATTGGCGCTGCTGAGGAGTAGTGCATACGCACCCGCCTCCACAACTAAAACTGGCCCCACAGCATTCAGGCTTGCACTGATTATTTTTAAACATGAATAAGTTATCAGCATCGGGTGTAAACTCAGGACCCATTAAAGGTTCATTGGGAGCCGTATATCTCCAACTAGAGCTGCTGTTGCCGGTAGATAGTTTTATACCATCAAAGGCTCCTACAGGGTTATACTTCTCCTTTGCCCCACCTGCATTTTCCAAAAAATAGGAACTAAATCCTTCATTTTCGTTCTCATCCTCGTTCTCATCCTCGTTCTGGTAGTTCACGTTGTCGTTAGAAACAAATCCTTCGACCCCGCGAGGATAATAATATACCATCATCACATTTGCAATCAAAATAAGAACTAATCCGGAAATTAACACAGCCGCCCTCATTACCGATTCTTCTCAGGGGTGATTTTTTTCTACAGACCTCCTTTAATACCAAAGGTATTACGAATCCAATCTCTATCTTCTTCAAATACTTTGGACGCTTTTGGAGCCATATTGTGCGTAAGCTTTGTCACGGCATCCAACTTTCTAAAGACTCCAAGCGATGAGTATTCATGAATTGCCTTTTTAAGAGCCCCGCGCCGAGTAGCTTTTGAATTACGAAATGAATACCCATATTTGGCCAACTCACCCTTTCGGAGAGGACCAATCTGTTGTGCACTTTTTCTAGTTTTATCATCCCTTGTATTTTTAACGCAGCGTGATTCCACATACATGTCCTTATTTGTTGGATGGACACGATACTCTTTTCCAGTAGGCCGTTTCACTGTGAACCCTCTTTGCCGAATAGCCGTAGAATAGTGTCGCGTATATCCCTTACGAAGGACTTGACCCGGAGGGCAAGTATTCGTAAGGGATCGAATACTTGGAATTTGTTTAACAATCTGCCGGGCATGTCTACGAATTGTCTTAGTGCCCATTTCCTACTTTTCGATTAGGAATAATAATATTATTTACAGGAATATTGTTCGATATATGTGCATTAATCAAGGATGGGTTTATTGTATACGGATATGTTCGTAAATCCTGCTCAGCATAATACAACAAATACTCTTTTAACGATGGATCTGCTCGTAGTGCTGGAAATATACCATATTTTTCAAATGCAAAATATAATAGTTTTATATCATCATTGACATTTACAGGTATTTGCCCATTCGCTTGAATAACATTTAGTAAACTAATATATATTTCATCAAGTTTATGAATCACATTTGTCATAATATCCTCCACATTTTGCCTATTATCATCTTTAATATACGTATGATTAATATCTACATATGATTGCTTAATGTCAGCTATAAGACTTCGAAATTCGATTATAATCGGATTGGAGGATCCCTCCCCTAGTACGTTTGGCGGATTCTCCATGTTTCTATCACCCCATTACGTAAAAAATAAAAGAATAAAATACGGATGTTTATAAATGCCCATATCCGGCAACCGAGGACCACGTGATACAGGCCCCTCCATAGAAGAATCGATTCGTGACGCAGAATCTCGTTCACTTGACTTTCCCGCCACTGAACGAGCAATTTATGTGCGTGCTATGGCAAATCGTATTCAAGAACTTCAAGCATCACGTCGCACAACAGATAATATTAAGGAACTTCTACCAGAGTTTGTTCGCGATTATCCTCATCTATTTGAGACACTGACGGCGCCTGATTATGATCCTTCGACACTTCATGTAATGTTGACAATGTTGGAACGGATGGGCAATGGGAGTCTAAACCATCATCAAGCAACGGTAATTGTGGGGAAGCGTTTAGCTCAGAAGTATATACGACCGGATGGATCTTCATAGGTTGTAACATTGCAGATGGAATATGATATCGTTGACACCATGCAAGGCTTATTTTAAAATCATTATTCATTTGATGCGTATACCAGGTAGTAGGGTCATTTGCATAGCTTTCAGCAAGTGTAATAGCCCTGATTTGTTCTTTACGAATGTATTCTACATGTTCAAGAATATACTCATACTCCTTTTCACCGAACCATATATTTTCAAGGGGGTATAACCCTTCTTCGTGTTTTTGTTGAATCTCTAACAAAAGATTTAAAATATTTGGTGACAATCCTACAAAATCATTTCCTAAAAAATATCGCTCCGAGTTACATGGACGAGAAAGAGTCGGCTTATACAAGGTCCATTTCTTAAAACAACGACCCAAGATTCCTATAAGAGCCATTGTAGATTCTGAAAATATATCAAAGAATTTAAGCACAAAAGAGCCCCCTATATGAAGGCAGCGCATACCAATAGTAGCTGAGCAAACTAGTAGATGATATACACGCTGTTCTTGAATATCATAATCAATACTAAAATCAAAGCCGCCATCTGCCGTAAATAAATGCACTCCAGGTGCAGCCTCTTCTATAAACGAGTTTTGATTCCGTATGTCATAGACATTTCCTGTTCCATCAGCACCATAGTGAAGTCGCACTTCACGATGATGATGTAGAAAATGAGAAGCACGACGCCATCCTGGCACATGGGCATCTGTAGGCTTTAATGTCATAGCAGTCGCATTTTGTAATATTTTCTTATTTCGCAATACAGTATCTGTAATAGCCTGAATAAATCCACCAGGTCCTTCTGCCACATGAGCTGTACGAATCTTAGGACACTGTTTTGGAAGGGATTCATAAAAACGAAGAACATCTAACATTTCTATCATTTTGAAATAAGAACGACTAAGTGGTCTTATAATCGCAATAGATGGGTGAAAATGATTTGTGTCATGCGTATATACCATTTCATAGGGATTTACCATTTTTTTTACAAGCTCCCATCGGTTTTTTGATTCTAAAAAAGAAATCCGTGTCTTGGCGTGTTGAATGTCTTCAGGTTGTGCATGTTTCCACTGACCATAAGATATTTTTTCTGGAATAGGATTTATAATACGATTCTGCCACTGTGGAAACAACCAGGGAGGCTTTATCGGATGCCCGTTATTCATACTCATATATAGCTATAGGGCCTTAACCCTGCCAGCAAACTTAACTACTCTTCTGTATCTACAATTGTAATCTCCATATCAGGTTCATCCATGAGAACTGCCTTTTGCGGCATAGCTATATTCATGCGCAATCGAGCTGTCGAACACATATCATCTGCATCTTCATGTAGTTCAGTATTAATATCCTCCTGGGTGGGCCCTTCATCCTCATCCTCAAAACCTTCTAAAGGGGTCATACCTTCTTGGAGACGCATATATGCTGATTCATCGAACAGGACTTCGAAGAATCCTGTTCCTCCACGAATCGGTTGCCCCATCATAATATTTGCTGAAATACCTGTAACTGGGTCAATTTCCCCAAAGAGAGCGGCGCGCAATAGGATCTTTTCCGTTTCCTCAAAGGACGCCTTCGCTAAAGGTCCAATATCCATTTTGTTAATACCATATCGGTCAACAGACATAAGGCGTCCTGCGCGTGTCATTACATCACATAACAGTCCCAAGTGCCTAGAGTTCACACCCGCCTCTTCAAAGAGAGTTGTAATCTCCTGAATAAGCGTTGACCTCGTAGCCTCAATACCCAGATTTTCATATACGTCATGCACATGACTACTTGTAAGCTTCGTCCCATCCACATAGGGGTGATTCATAACCGCAAGAAAGTTTGTGCCATCTGTATCCAACACATATTGTGTAACTTGTTTATAAACACCCTCTTCTGTATTATACTCAACCGTGTCCTTATCCTGGCGAAAGTTCACAGCCTTGATTCCTGGAACGCCACGAATCACAATCCCTGTAAGCAATCTGTTTTGTAACTTTTTTAAAGATAATAAATCATCCATCCCTGCGTTCTTCATCTCAGTAGGGATGCGCACACGCATAATAAGACGCTGCGAGTTATAATCACTATACACTAACTTAATGGCAGTACCGAATTTCTGTCGGAGCACGAAGGCTATATCGTCCATACTGATATTTTTCATGAACATACGCTCCCTATCAAGCTCTAAGCGAAGCATGAGACGACTCCAAATAGCCTTTTGGTTTTCTTCCCCCTCCCCAAACTTAGGCACGGGTGCTGCATCAGGATCCATTTCAGCCTCAAAGGCCTTATAAAACTTAATGAGATCACGATCTTCTTCAAGCACCGAAGTAGAATCATCAGGATCATAATAGATTGCTACTTTCACTGTAATATCTTTTAGAAGTGTGAGCTCTAAATCTTGCGCGACCTTTCTCGCCTTTTCCTTGGAATCGCGAATTTCGGGCTTCAATGTCACCGTTAGAGAAATCGCCTTGGGGTTCTGTGTAACCTTGAGCAACTCCTTCAAACGCGGCACACCTCGCGTGACATTCGACTTGGCAGCCACACCAGCTAAATGAAATGTATTGAGCGTCATTTGCGTGGATGGCTCACCAATACTCTGCGCCGCAATGATACCGACCTGCTCCCCAGGCTGTGCCCATCCCTGCCAGTTCTTCACCACAATCATCTCACAAACTGTATCAAATGCCTTTCGTGTGAGGCGCTCCTTGAGAACCATCTTGTGGGGGGCCATGTAGAAACGAAGAAGGGCCGCCCAAAGTTTATGATAGGACTGCGTTCTCTGAATCAGCTTGTCAATACCCTGCAGCACATACATCGGTGTCAAATCGGTTTTCGCCTTTTTATCTAGGCGAAAACTCGTTATCACATTTGTTAAGACGCGATCAATATTTACAGAAGCAAACAGGGCCACATCTTGCTTAGACCGTTGAACACCCTCTATAAGCATTTTGCGATCTCCTAATACCTTCTCCGCAAAAGCTTTCAGAACTGCGGCATCTTCCCCACGAAGAGTGCCCTCGCTCAAGACTCCCGTCATATCCGCAGCAGTCATCCCATAATCCCTTAGAATCTCTCCGTCACTTAGTTTTCCAAGGCCCAGACTCGCAGACTCGATCTTGGTCGCATTGATTCCATCCTCTCCATATTTGAATTGCACAATATTCATACGGCTGTCTCGCACGGACCCGTCATATTGCACGGTGAGGTCCTCCATGGCCTTCACGAGCTGTCGCTGGATATAGCCTGTATCGGCAGTTTTTACAGCTGTATCAATCAGACCCTCACGACCTGACATGGCGTGGAAGAAGAACTCCTGTGGGGTCAGACCCTGAATGAAGCTGCTCTCCACAAAACCCCTCGCCTCTGCGCCATCATCATACTTCTTGAAATGCGGCAAAGTCCTATCAGAGAACCCATATGGGATACGCTTCCCCTCAGGTGCCTGTTGTCCAACACAGGCCATCATCTGCGAAATATTAATTGTGCTACCCTTGGAACCTGCACGCACCATTGCCACTAGACGGTTCTCATCTGAAAGTGCTCCCAAACCAATCTTACCTGATTCCTCCGTCGCCTTATTCAGCTCCGTGAATACCTTGTCCTCAAACTCCTGCTGGTTTGTCTTCCCCGTATTATTATCAAAGAGATCCAAATGAATCTGTAGAAGAATATTCTCAATCGCCGCCTTGCGCTTCTTCACCACTTCCTCCATTTGTTTCCGCGTGTCTTCATCCGCAATTAAATCAGAAATACCCACGGAGAAACCATTATATACGAGAAACTGCTCCACTGTATTTTGCATACTGTCAATGAAGTTCACCGTATCTTTGGGACCATAGTCGCGAAATGCAACGTGCACAACACCCTTCGAAGGTTTTGAGAATATATCCTTGTCAAAGATTCCCTGTTCTACTACGCCTTCCCGAATTTTCACATAGTTCTCCTGACTCTTATTATCCTTGTAGAGGCCATTTCCCATCTCAAGATTAATAGGGGGCATCAACTGGGTGAGAACTTGTTGACCTGTCCAACGAGATGACTTCCCCTCTACAACTTTTCCTCCCTTTGGCACAACACCCTCAAAACGCTTGTTCCACATCATCATGTTCATGAACTCTCGACGATTGAATTCCACATGTGGACGCGTCATTCTATAAGAACCCACCAGGGAGTCTTGCACAATACCAATCAACGGCTTTGCATGACGAGGTGTCACAATCTGGTGAGGAACTGCTGCGATTTCTGCAAGTTCCGTAGAAGCCTCATAGGACTGTGGAATATGAGCATTCATCTCATCACCATCAAAATCTGCATTATAAGGTGCTGTTACAGATACATTTAGGCGAAAAGTATTGTAGGGCAATACCTTGACCCTGTGACCCATCATAGACATCCTGTGGAGGGTAGGTTGCCTATTGAATAGGATAATATCACCATCATCTAAGTGCCTATTCACCACATCACCCAGCTTCAGCACGATCTCACGTGTATTTACGTGCTTCAAAGAAATCATGCGACCATCGGGACGCACAATCGTCTTTGCACCAGGATGCTTATCAGCCCCATTCTGGATAAGTTTATACATTTGTTCACGATTATAGGGCGTCACCTTCTCAGGCACCGTTAGATTAAGGGCAATCTTCAGGGGAACTCCAATCTCTGCAATAGACAAGTTAGGGTCCGGTGTAATGACAGAACGGGCTGAAAACTCCACACGCTTTCCCTGGATATTGTAACGAATACGTCCTTCTTTCGAGCCTAATCGCTGCTGCACAGACTTCAAGGGGCGCCCTGAACGTTGCGCAGAAGGGGCTACGCCTGGAATCTGATTGTCGACAAGTGTTGCAATATGATATTGTAGAACCGTATGCTCATCCTCAATCAAGTTCTTCGCAGAATTATTATTAATCTTATCCTGAAGACGCTGGTTCGTAGAGATGATTTCAAAGAGCTTGTGTGTCAAATCATCCTCTGAGCGCTGATTGTTATCCTGAATCACAGAAGGTCGCACCTGAGGAGGAGGAATAGGAAGCACGGAACAAATCATCCAATCTGGGCGACACCAATAACGATTCAATCCCATAAAATCAACATCCTCATCCGTAATACGACGAAAGAGACGGAGCACATATTCTACTTCAAGAACCTGGCTCACTGTTTCAGCTTTTTCCTGACCGGGATTCGATAAACTGCTTGTCCACTCAGCGGTAATACGTGCAATCCCATCACGTGTGTAACGATCCGGTTGCACGGCACCACAACCATCCTCCGTATCCTGACCACAACGAGAAATATTACTACACAGATTCAAAACAGCTCTCCAACGTGCCTCCCCACGTCGCTTTGTAATATCCTTGTGAAGCTCCTTATCCACAAGAAGCTTTGAACAGCGCACACATACACAGTTAAGAACGTTCAAGATGTACGGAAAGAACTGAATAAAATAGACCGGGCGCGCCAATTTGTAATGACCAAAGTGGCCGGGACAACCATGATTTGTTTGCCCACAACTACGACATGTTTTTCCATTATCAAGGATCCCCATGCGGGGGTCAAAGAGTCCCCCAATACGTGGTTCATTCCCATCATATGTCCCCGAGTTTGTGATTTCTACAACAGATCGCTTTTCAATCTCGTCAGGGCTGAAAATCCCGAACTGGATACCCACCACTGGCTGAATATCCGAATCTGGACGATGAATTCCGGCAGGCATCTCTCCTCTGTGTTATAAGGGGGTTTCTAAGTGCCCGTGGGATTTGAACTTCTGCGCTCAATTTTGAGTATTCCAGGCTTTAGGCCCTTCTCAGGATTGCATCGACAGAAGAATATCTTTTGGAATATACTTTAATGCTGCAGAATCGGTTGACTCTGGAATAATCTTAGGCGCCTTAGCATTCTTATAAGCTTCCAGCCATCGTAGCGCACATACACACCATTTATCACCCGCAACAAGACCTGGAAACGAGGGGGGGCTCGGTGTAGTTAAATCATTTCCCTTTGATTTTGTAAAACGTAAAAATCTATTGTCCATCACGGCACATACTACGTGGGTTCCGACATCTGTCGAACCTGTTGAACAATTTCCATCGCGAAAAAATCCAGTCACTTTTCCGGGCTTTTTACAACAAGATTTCCGTAGGGTCCCCAGTATATTTTTCTTTGATTTCTTTCGTGTGTTTCCTGGCATCTAGAGAGAGCATATTATTATTTTTTCATATCGCCATCCATCATATCCTCTACCAGTGATTCAAATGTATACTCGGGCTTCCACCCCAGCTTTGTGCGGATTTCAGTAGAGTCCCCCAGCAATAAATCCACTTCCGCAGGTCTGAAAAATGCCGGATTCACTCTCACCAGCACTTTGCCAGTAAGCTCGCAGATTCCTACCTCCTCCAGGCCTTCGCCCACCCATCGCAAAATGGTTCCCGTATGTTTAAAAGCCGCTTCCACAAACTCGCGCACCGAATGTGCGACTCCTGTCGCCACCACCCAATCACGCGCCTCCTCCGCCTGTAGAATACGCCACATGGCCTCTACATAATCCTTTGCGTGCCCCCAATCACGACGAGCTTCCAGATTTCCTATGGAGATATGCTCCGCCTTTCCATCTTGAATGGCTTTGATGCCCTTTGTAATCTTCCTCGTGACGAAATCTTCCCCACGCCTCGGGGATTCATGATTGAAGAGAATCCCATTCGTCGCGAATAATCCATACGATTCACGATAGTTCTTCACAATCCAGAAACCGTATTGTTTCGCCACACCGTAAGGGGATCTCGGATAAAAGGGTGTCGTCTCCTTCTGTGGGACTTCCTGGACTTTTCCATAGAGCTCACTCGTCGAGGCCTGATAGAAACGAATACGATCTTTTATAGGGCTCGTGCGTATGGCCTCCAATATGTGTAATACACCGGCACCATCCGATTGTAGCGTATATTCAGGTATCTCAAAGGAACGCTGCACATGGCTCTGCGCAGCCAGATTGTAGATCTCCAGGCGTTCTGGATTTGAAAAACTCGCCACCGAGAGAATAGACCGAATAGAACTCACATCCGTCACGTCTCCGTATTGTATATTAATCCGATTCATGATATGGCTGATACGACCCATATTGTTATTTAATGAAGATCTGCGCACTAAACCATATACTCTGTAACCCTTATCTAAGAGAAGCTCTGCGAGATACGAACCATCTTGTCCCGTTATACCTGTTATAATAGCTGAACGACCCGACATTCCTATAGGTCTTAGTTACGGGTTCCTTAAACTCTTTACACTTCGCCCGTTTCAAACACACCCAGGCGCTCTGCGTTTCCACCCCACGGCGCATAACAGATACGACGCCCCACTTTTGACAGGTCCAGATGCGACGCGAGGCAATAGATGGATGACTCAATCATATGAAGCTCCTCGGCATTCTCCAACAGATATGTATAGTCTAATACCGGCTTGTTCACGACGGATTGGGCGAGTTCATATTCCTCGTCGCCTACACTATAATGATTCTCATTCAGATCCAGTAGAAGCCTCTTTTCGCCAGCTGCCCGTAATTTGGCCACAATAGCCAGTTTTTTCACAGAAGATTGTTGATGAACAACGACATAGGGCCGGTCCACAAAGGCATCGGCGAGCTTCCTGGCCTCCCCCGTCCTCGGCACATGAAAATACCGCGTGCGAATATCCCGAGGAATCGCCATGTCATCGTAAAAAGAATAGGGGAGTTCGTAAATAGCCTTGTCTGGTTTCGGGGCGAAGAATCCGCAGCTATAGACGGAGAATCCCTGGTCCGCAAAAAAGTGTCTGCGAACGGCCCATGGATGTAGATCCGCATCGTCGTCAATCAAGAATAGTTTGATGGAAGGATCATCCGCATACATGGCTAACGCATTTACCTCATACTTTTTCTTACAGACGACGTGAACTTCATCATATGCGGTGGCAAGATAGCGGACGGCCCCATTCATCCAATACATGTCGCCCAAGCCGAGATGGGTATATACAAAGGCGCGCTTCACTGCATATCCCTTTTGCTCTCTCAAGGCCGAGTTCGCCAGCGCATTGATTTTGGCCTTGACCCGAAAGCGGCGGTCATTCTCTAAAAGGATTTCACGACAGAGGCGCGCGCCCTCTTCTGCAGGTGTATCCTTCCCGTGAAAACGATCTTGAATTTCCCAGATGGCGAGATTGACCTCCCGCAGAATTCGGTAGTGATAGGGGAACGCGGTAACATACATCTTGAGACTTGTCATGAGAACATTATACTCTTTGTCAACATCTCTGCGCCTCTCGGCATTCTGAATTTTCTGGAGCTTGATATCCAGGATTGTCAGCTTATCTAGAGCTTCACCGAGGCTAACAGGCAGGACAATGTCCTGACTGTTGATCATTCTGGGTGGATTTATGTATAACTCTTTAACCAGGGGCGTAGGTCTAAACATCTATGGCCTGGAATATACATATGGAGTGCGAAACATACTCACTTCTTATTGTTTCTGAACAGCCTGTACAAGAAGGTCTGCGCGACAATGAAAATGCGGGGGTCGATCTTTATACAGTAGAGGATTGGAATGGAACCGTGGGCGAGCCGCCACATCTTTTGGATCTCGGGACAAAGGCCATGATGATCTCGGATCTCACAGGAAAGGCAGTACATTACTGGCTCGCACCTCGCTCCTCCATTTTCAAGACAGGACATATCATGGCAAACTCTCTTGGAGTGATTGATAGGAGCTATCGTGGGCCATTGAAGGCGCCTGTTGTAGCTCTTCCTGGAGCTGTGGGATTCAAGGCAGGGGATCGTCATTTCCAGATCCTCGCACCGGATATGGGGTATATCCGAGAGGTTCGTAGGGTAGAGTCGTTACCTGCGACTGGGCGCGGAGAGGG